TATTAAAATAATATAGCATAAATATATTATAAAGTCAATCTTCTTCTATCGTCTTAAAATTCGTAGCTCTTCCTCTGCGATTGGCTTTCTGTTCTCTGCTCCGATTATTTCGTCAAGACTTGCGTCTATATCAGCAAGTGCCTTTTCGCTGTCAAATCCAAGCTCAACAACCTTGTTCAATAATTCAATAGTTTTCATATTGCTCCGCCCTTTCCGGTTATTTAACATCAATATATTGTTCAGCATTCTCTTCAAAGCTGTTAATCTTTTCTAACAACTCATCAGTAGTGACTGTTTCAAAATCACCACAACTATACTCTTCTTCGCCATAGTCGTAGTGGTCGCCAAAACTGCCACAGCAAGGACAGAACTCCATATCTGCTGTTGTTCCGTAACTGATTTCCCAGTTGCCATTTTCAAGGTGGCTGTAATCAGTCCAAAAGCCATAACAACCACCGTTGCTGCACTTCTCAGAATCGTATTCCGAAAAATCGTTAAATCTCACCTTTTTAACATTCTCAAGTTCTTCCTTTTTCATATTGCCCACCTTTCAGCGTTTCCGCTGTCCTTTCTTTTAATGTATCTTAAGTATATACCAATAGTGTTACATTGTCAACACCCTTTTTAGTGTTATTTAAAAATATTTTATTTTTTCGTCGTTGGTTGGTACTATCTCTAAAATGTCGTTTGGCTGGCATCTTAATATAATACATAATGTATTTAAAGTTTTTGTATTAATGTCACTCCTGTTTCTTAGATTCTGCATTGTGCTTTCACTTAATATCTTCTCTTTCCTCATTCTGTTAGCGGTGTAGCCACGCTGTGCCAGCTCTTTTAATACATCTATTTTATATGTAATCATTTACAAGCTCCTTTCTGTTTTGTTTTTACTATTATATATAAAATATTGCAGTTTTGCAACACTTAAAAACAAAATTTAAAAACATCTTAAAAGGTGTTGACATACACCTTAAAAGGTGTTAGTATTAGGTTACAAAATAAATAAGGCGGTTGCACTTCTACCAAGACACACAACCGCCACCAATCAAAAAAGAAAGGTAAGTCGATTATAACACAGTCGGCGAAATGGTACAAGGTTATGAAAAAATTATATGAATTAATTGACGAATATTGCGAGCTTGTAAGGACTTGTGACGTAATAGAGAAAGAATGGGAAAGCAATCCCGAAAATGCAGAGTTAGAAAAGGCTTTTGATAAAGCATATGAAAAAGAGTTTAATAAATACATAGAATGCGCAAATTACATTGTTAATTGCACAGGCGGAAAGGTCAATTTTGACCGCGCAAAATATCTTGTTAATGTCAAATATGAAGAGGTTAAAAGATTAGCACTCAAAAGTTGTATTTAGGCAAGACTGGCGCTTCCGGGGTTTAATTCCCCGGCTTGCTTTTACCCTTCAAGGGATAATATTAAGAATATGGAGGTCTGCGATATGACAATATATGAAAAATTAGACACTTTAACAGCCGCAGAAATCCGTGGAAATTTAGAAAAATTTATATTCATCTATGGAGAAAAGGCAGTTAAAATCTTGGAGCTTGATAAAATATCGGATTTTCCTTTTTGGGATAATGGGCGAAGCGTAATTATATACACGGGTCCACAAGCTGTTTTTGATTGTAACTATGATATTTTTTATGGCTTAAAAAGGCTTACAACTTGTTATAATAAAAGCGGTCTATTTTATGAATTTAACAATTAATAACTTGGTTATGGGCGTACAATCTGCGCCCTTTTTGGCTTGCTCTGGTTTAGCTGGTTCGATTCCAGCCGCAAGCATTAAGCATATATATATTTATATGCTTTTCTTTGCGTACCTTGAAAAATTAATACAATAATGCTATGCTTATATACAAGGCTTTTGCGCCTTTTTAGGTGTACAAGTGTACCCAGTTGTGGTGGCGTGCGTTCTGGTATATCTTCCAGAACTGGCGACAGCTTCCACAACTTGCAAGGGCATATTATACCCATTTTATACAACGCTGTTAAAGACGTTTTAAGGCTGTTTTACTTTGTAGGCTTAATAAGTCTACATTAACACAATAAAACCGCCGTACAGAACAAATCACAAAGTCACAAAGTCAAAATAAGCACGAACCGCAGCCGGTCAAGTTTATATAATACACTTTAATCTATTAAAGTTTTTCATCAATTTTCAAGGGCAAATTTGAACGAAATCGGGAACAAAAATTGAAATTCTGTGTAACCGATTTTTGGATTCCAAAATTGTATATGACGGGGGTATTGAAAAATTCACATTATATTTTTGTAGGAAAATTTTTTCAATTTTTCAAGTAGGATTCAAACGAAATCTAAAGCAAGTTTTGGGAATTGTCAAAATCGAAATTACGAATATAAAAGAGAACCCCACGGGGGTAGCAAAAAAGTTGCATTATATTCCGTGGGGTTTAAATTAATCTATAAAAATAATTGGCTCATCATCATCAAAAAGATTGCTCATAACTTCCTGCCCTTTATCCACTAAGTAACAAGAAACTTTCTGGAATCGTCTAAGACCTTTGATGATTTCATATTTGTTATTAATTCTATATATAGTTCCTGTGAAATTACCTTTATTAACAGGAATATAAGATTGCATAGCAAGTGGAACTGATACAGGCTCATTAAGTTCCTTAAGTTCTACAATATCTACTGCTTCAATCTTACATAAATCACCATATTCGCCCAATGATGGATATACTGGCGGGTTTAATAACGCATTGTATATATCATTTATGTCACTATCATCAGCTTTGATGTATATAGTTGTATGTAAATCAACTAGCATTAGATGATATTTAACTGTATTAACCCATCCGGTGTGGCTTCCGTCTGTATAATCTGTTATAATATCCCAACGCTTAAGCATTTCATCACTAACTTTGTTAAAACGCTTGCCACCGTGCCATTCTTTCTGCGTTTTAGTGTTGTAAACGCCTTTGCCAGTAACGAAATAATCTAATTTATGATACTTTTTCCATTGACACATTGAATGAATAAATCCATTAACTGTGCTGAACGGCGGTAAAGGATAGCAATCCGCACCTCTTGGTGCTGATGGATTGTTAAATCTAGCCATTTCTTGATACATTTTTAACCTTATAACTCTCATAATAAAACCTCCAAAATAAAATAAGTTGCACCTATACAAAAAATGTATCAATACAACTTTCCACTATGGTTCTATTAAGGTAAAATGATATAATAGTTATCTATTGTTTACATCTATTAAATAATAGCATTTTTAAGTATTACTGTCAATACAGCATTTTTCTGTATAAATCAACGCTTTACTTGCATACCGGCATTGACTAAGTTCATATATCAACAATTCCTTAGTCATAGTTGGATTAGTTCTTTGAATTATCTTTAACAGCTCATCAATACTCATTATCCCACTCTCCTAACTGCCCCTAAAACCATATCAACAATGTCAAATACTTCATCGCCATAAGTTGCCACAAAATCGCACAATATCTCTTCCTGTTCAATCGGCAAATACACATCATAGGACATACAGATTGCGTGGCATACTTCGTGTATCAGCACTTTGCGTTGCATAAATCCACGCAAGGCATTTGATAGATAAATTGTATGTGTATTTCTATCAGTTACACCTAGCACAGAAACATTGTCTGACCGCTTTAATTCACTTGAATTTGAATTTTCATATTGTACTTGCCACATTGTGCCATTAATGCTAAAAATCATCTGTATGCTCCTTTCTGAATAAAACAGGCTATGAATATTGCTACTCATAGCCCTTAAAATCATATCTTAGATACAAGAGTGCTTAACTTTGTTCTAAGCAAATTCTTCTCTTCTGCCGACATATCAGCTACCATACCTGTAATATCGCTTGCAAGTTCCTTAGTGTAGCTGTCAAGCGACTTCATCTTGTGTTCCTTATCTTCTGGTGTATTAGCCTTGTGCATTTCCTTAGTTTCTGTGTAGTTTCTCTTTGCTCTGTCGTAATTACTTTCAGACATTGGCTCTGTATAGTACATCTTGCCATAATCTCTATCAATATCCCTCATATGTTCTGCTTCTGGGTACATATGGTAATAAGGTGGTTCTTCATATCCTCTGCGGTATGTTCCTTTGCCTTTTGGGGCAAATCTGCCATTCGCATAGCGATATTGGTCGTAATATCTTCTACCACTTTCTTCGCCATATTCTGCCTTAAGACTTCTTAAGAGTTCTTTATCGTACTCTTCTTCCTCTTCATCAGCCTTTTTCATAGCCTTGGAAATTATTGAATGATACTCAGCTTCTGCAAGGTCTTTTATCATATCCACGACCTGTCCCATTTCAGAAGTGTCAACATTTTCAATGCCCTTTTCAAACTCGCTGACGGCTTTCTCTGTAAGACACTCCTGCATTTTGTGTATTCTTTCAATGTGCATACTCTCGCCCCCTAACCAATTCGATTTACTGTGATGTTAGCATTAGCAACACTGATAGCCTGTGTAGATGTGTTCTTGACAGAAATTGCCTGGCAGCAACCGCAAGGAAGCCATACATCTGTTGCCATAGACACATTGTTAAATGCTTCAACTGCTGTTGGTGTAGAGATTGCCAGTGTAGATAAGTCTGGCTCGCCCTCGACAGCAATAGCTAATGAAATTGCTCCTGCGGTTCCGCCTGTAGGAACTGCAATATTTCCGTTAAATTCTACTCTGTACTTTGCTTTGCAAGTGTTGGTAGCGCCTTTAAGGTTAATTAATCCGCTCCCTGTTCTGTGTGAAATATATCCTCTATTGCATACAGATGTTGGTGCATCTGTAAATAATACATTCCCATTTACTGCAACTGTCTGTGTTGCAACATTTGAAAATTCAGCCATTTTTATTACCTCTCTTTCACAAAATAAGGGCAAACATTATAGTCTGCCCTTTGATTATAAGTAATACTGCATAGCAGACATAATCGAGTTAAACTCAATTAAGATACTCAATTATTCATTTTTGCGTAGCTGCTACTTTTAGCAGCCACAACCTGTGTTGCATCCGCATCCATATGCATAAGCATTTGGGTTAGGTACGACATATGCCGGAATAGCAGACGGATTTACTGCATTGATAATCTGCTGTGTCTGAGCTGCCATCTGAGTTGTAAGTAATGCACTCTGACGATCCTGCGAAGCGGCTCTGCGTAAATCATTGTTCTCTGCTGTAAGTGTTGCTATCTTATCCTGGCATAAGTAGTCAAGAATTGCTCTTGTTCCTGCATTCTGACTGTCGATAATATCTCTTGTATTATTGTTCATTGTGTTCTGTAAAGCACAAGTGTTAGTAGCCATGTTGTAGTTTACACCCTGAATGGCTTCTCTCGTCTCGCAGCAACAGTTAGCGAGCTGTGCCTGTAATGCGTTTGTATTCTGCATATTAGCGACTGTATCAGCGTTAATAGCTTGCTGGATACCGAATCCGGTCTGCATGATATTTGTGTTAATACCATTGAAACCTGTGAGCATACTATTGTTCATAGCATAGAAGCCGTCACAAAGTCCGTTAGAAATGCCATCTAACTTGCTGATAACTGCCTGATTGTCAAAACCTCTTTGTATAGCTGAATCAGTGTAGCCTGCGCCGTTGCCATTTCCACCGAAACCGCCCCAGCCGTTATTGCCCCAGCCAAAGATTAAGAGAATTACAATCCACCATGCACCATCGCCCCACATACCATCGTTATTACGATTATTGCCTGTTACTGCGGCAATATCTGCGAGACTAACTCCGTTTGAATTAAACATCTTGTTTACCTCCATTTATTTTATTAACAAATGGGATAACCGGTCATTATGTGCGCACAACCCAAAATGTCCTAATTCATCATACCCTTAATATCATTAAGGTTTATTCCTTGTGTATTCATAAAATTACTTAAAATTTGCTCTGCGCCTTGCGTGTTTCCACTGTTTATCTGATTAAGCAAGTTTTTTGCCATAGGATTTCCACGCTGTGCCGACTGTTGTAAACAATTCATTGCCATTTGCTGTGGATTCCGAATTGACTTAAGTTGATTTATAGTTTGAATTAACTGCTGATTCATTCTTCATCACCGCCCTTACTTTGAGTTCTTGATGTTTTTCTCTGTGTTCCTAAAGATTTATCAAATCTATTTTTCAACTGCCCTATTTTCTCCGATAATTCCTCAAACTTATTCAGAAATAGCTGTGTGCTTTCGTCTGATAGGGTAAATTTAGCGTTTTCTGTATTAGCCATAGAATTTACTGTCTGATTATCTTTAGGGGCTGTATAAGGCTTATACACAACCGTCTTAATTGTTCCGTCAGCATTCCAACCCTTAACATAAATTTCCGACATATCCTGCTTAGGGAAAAATGCCATTGAGCCATCCATAGGCACTTCATTTGCATTAATATTTTCAACTGTCTGTACTATTCTTCCGTTAATGCCTGCTATCTGTTGTGGCATAACCTGTTGATTTGCTAAGGACATTTGTGTCCCTGCCACTGGCTGCTGTAAGCTCTGCTGATAATTTTGTAAAAAGTTCATTCTATCCATATATGGATTTTGAGATTGCATATAAGAATTATTCATCATAGGCATTGCTTGATAAGGATTGTTCATTGTCTGCCTCCTCTAAAACTTCCTCGATTGCGTGGATAACAAGAGATAATGTCACTAAGTCAAGTTTCTGCAATTCTTCTTTGCTTAAGATTTTTTCTCTAACTTCATCAGAAAACATTCGCATTACCTCTCTTTCTGATTATATTTTTGCATAAAAAAAGAGAAGAACATTATCAAGTTCTTCTCATATTTATGTCATACATCAAGGCTTTATTTAGTTTTAATTTACTACACACTTTTAATCCTGTCACTACACACTTACTACACACTTTTGCTATTGAAATACATAGAAATACATAGAAATATGTGGAAATTGATAATCAGTCCAATGCCACTTAAAAACCCTTAAATACCGCATTTATCGTGCTTTTTGTTAAGTTCATAAGGAGTTGTCTGATATACGTAATAAGTTTTCCAAGTTAAATATATTATACATCTTAAACCCCCTTATTTTGTGGTTTTTTCAGTTTTAATGTGTGTAGTACTACACACTTACTACACAGCACTTTTCTTAAAATCAACAATGTTGTTCTTATCTTTCACGATTCTTTCAATATCTACTGCCGCTCTTTCTTCTGTTACATGTGTATATAAATCCATTGTCATTTTAAGAGTTGCATGACCTAAATATGATTGAACAACTTTTGCCTGCACACCTGCTTCAAAACATCTTGTAGCAAAAGTATGTCTTAAAGTATGTCCGCTAAACACAGGAAATTCATCATCAAAACTTCTTGCAAGATTTATCTGCTTAACAATAGCTTTAATTGAATCTGAATAAATCTGCGAATTGAGAGGCGTGTTATAACTTGTCACAAACAAATAATTGTTCTGCTCTTTAGGTCTTTTGCACTTTACAATATCCTTTAATTCGAACTGCTTTTCAAGATATTTAATGCATTCGCTGTTAATAGGTACTTGTCTATAACTCTGTTTGGTTTTAGGCGGCTCAATGTGAAAAGTTTTGCACTTATCATCAAGGTATTTTTGATACACAAGTGTCTTATTAACATCAATATACCCCTCATCTAAGTGTATATCATTAGGTGTAAGTGCAAACAGTTCTCCTGGGCGCAAGCCTGTATTAACTGCCACATTATACAAATTATCGTAAAATGTCCCTTTACTTGCTTCTAAAAACTCTATCTGTTGTTTTGCTGTTAGTGTGAAAGCTTTAAGTTCTTTATCAGCCCTAAGCTTTACACCTTTTGCTGGATTTTTAATCATTAAGTCATCTTCTATTGCTCTACTGAACATATCATTAAGTATAACCTTAATCTTGTTCTGCCGTTCATATTTATAATTGTCATCAGCTATTTTATCAATTAGTGTTTGAATATCTGATTTAACAAAGGAATTTATGTTGCGATTTCCTAAAAAAGGTGATATATTTTTATTGTATATGTGAGTGTATTCCCTAAGGGTATTAGGGCGTACACTTTTCTTTTTGTACACTTCTATCCAACGATTAAACCAATCGTCCAGCTTAATATCATCTCTAATGCTTGTAAATTGAATATTTTCTGCTATTGCAACAGCCAATTCTTTTTTAACTTCTGATAACTTTGTGCCATAAATATATTTAATCTTATTAAATCTATCTTTATATCTCCCTTGATACACACCGTCCTTTCGCTGCGACAATCCTACACCTAGTTCTTTACCTTTTAAATCTTTTCCCATTCAAAAGCTCCTTTCTTTTGAAAAAAGCCTTGATATAGACAACCACATATTACTACATCAAGGCATATATTTCAATATATCTCTATATTTCGTTACTTTTTTCTATATAGCGCTCAAACTCCTTGCGCTTAACAAGCCTCTTATTCCCAACTCTTAAAACAAATGGACAGCTAATTTCATTAAGCATACTGCTGATTCTATTAATTCCGATATTGCTATATTCGGACGCTTCTTCAACTGTTAATGTAACTTTTTCCCATATAGGAATTGTTTTAACCATGTCATCAGTCCTTTCTATCTTGATTTTTATATCCTTAACTCTTCTTGAAATTGTTGCTTTGGATAACATAAGTCTTTGACTAACCTGTTCTAAGCTCATATTACCCACAAGCAACTTGAAAATTCTTAGTTCCTCTTCTGTGAAATTGGCATTTTCAATTATTTCATCAAGCTCCGGCTTAGTCAGTCCCGAAAACTTCATAAGCCTATCTCCTTATTTAAACTTAATATGTTCTATTCCTGTTTCTTCGTATAACTGATTAACAAGCTCTTCCGCTGTGAATAATCCGTCATTATAGTTATCTATAAGTACTTTAAGTTCTCTCTGTACTTTTGTTAATCTCTGCTGTCCGAAACCGAACTTATCATGTAGTACCCACATAATTAATATCAATGCTGATTCAAAATTTTTCTTCTGGTGTTCAGTGCTAATTCTGTTCATCTGAACACGCAACATTTGTTCCTTAAACTTTTTCTGTTCTGCCTTGCTCATATTTTCACTTCTTTCTCAGAAACTGATTGTCGTATCGCCAGTAGTGCTTGCTATTATCATTCTTAAGGCTTTTACCCCTTTCATAGTCTGTCTGCCAGCATTTCTGACACAATTGCCCTTGTGGTCTGTCAATAGGTTCTCCGCAACGATAGCACAAGTGATTTTCTTTGCGATATTCTTTTATATTTTGCCTATTTTCAGTTCTTTTTCTGTGGATAGCATTGTCTTTACTCTGACATACAAAACACTTTGCTTTGCCCTTAACAGCTTTAGTCTTACCACATCTAACACATATGCCAGCTTTTCTACGTTCAGCGTATAAGTTTTTTGAATATTGTTTAAATGCTTCATTGTTTTTTCTTCGCTTATCATCACTTAATGGGTGATTAGCTCTATATTCAGCTTTGTTAGCCAAACATTCCGGACATATCTTTTCATCACCCACAAGTTTATTTTTGCGACATTCCGGGCAAATTTTAAACTGCCTGCAAAGTTCTCTAGTTTCTCTACTGTAAGCCGTTTGCTTCTCCCTACATTCTTCACAATAAAAGCCTTTTCTATCAAGCGGCTTGCCGCATTTAGGGCACAATCCATTCTCTCGGCGGTAATTATATAATTTCTTCTGCGGACTAATTGGCGTTGTCTCCATTGAAAATCAACCTCTCATTCTGTCAATTCTATCTTGTACCTCTTTAGGTGCTTCAATATATTCTTCTGCGTTTGTATTTTGACCAATAAGGGCATTTTCTTTAATTTGTAATGTATTTATATCTCTTTGGAATTTTTGCTCGATTTGAGCCTTATACGAATTTGCATTCGTCTTTTCGATAAGTGACTTAATGTCGTCTGGCATACGATTTATTTCATTTGCACGCTTAACAACTGTTTCATAGGTTCTTAAGAAATTCGATTGTATTACTGTTTCAATCGTCTGATAATCTGATGTCGCCCAGTTTTTAAGGTTGTCTGGCATACCAACCGCCTGCCTGACAAGTGGCGGCAGCTTGTTAAATTCTTCAACTGCCCCATATGTGCCATTCCTTAACGCCTTACTAACCAATCCCCAAGCTGCCATTCCGTCAAGTTCCTGCGGCTGTGATATTGTCTGTATCTTACTCATTATCTGCCCTACATCTGGTGCAAAACCGCTAGTATTAGTTGTAATACAAGCTCTTAATGCCTGTAAAACTAATTCTTCTGGATATTCAGCAAGCATTATATACCAAGCATTAAGAGTAATCTCTTTATCTGGCGGATTGTAGTTAGGATAATAAGCTTGTATCGTCATTAGAAGTTTTCCGACCTGTTCCCTTGTCATTTCATTGCCTCCATCCATTCATCAAATACATTTTTCTTGCCTTGCTGCTTATTAGAATTATCTTCTTTCAATTCAAACAGTCCTTGCCAACAATGGTCTACTGACTGATTAAGAATTTTAACAGCTAAGTCATTATCTCCGCCCGATAGCTTTTCAAGAGTATTCATAGCCCTATGCAATGCCTTGTCAGTGCATATAGGTTTTTTAATTCTCTTACGCATTGTCACATACTCGTTAAATGCTTCATCAAGTAATTCATCATCTGGGTAATAACTTTTCTTTTTAGATATTACGTTAGTAATATCTTTTTCTTTTATATTCTTATCTTCTTTAATTTCTTCTGTTCTTTCATTCTTGCTTTCTTTTAATATAGAGTTTGTTAATAGAATGTTATCTGTTTGTTGATTGTTTGTTATCTTGCTTGTTATTTGTTTGTTATCTTGCTTGTTATCCGTTTGATACAAATTGTAGTTAACCACAGTAAATATCGTGAATTTGTTTGTTGCTTTGCTTGTTATTTCGCCTGTTAATTGTAAGTGTTTTAGTGAGGTACGAATTTCCATTACAGACAAGTTAGTTTCTTTTGATAATTCAGATATTGAAGAGGGGAAGGACCCTCTTTCAATTATCTTGCCTTTATAATTTCCGTCTTTCCAATAGGCACTTATCAACATATACATAAAAAGCCTGAATGTATTAATATCACTCCACCATTCCCACTTTAAAATTTTTCTGTCAATTTTAATAAAATTGCCTGCCATAATTACCTCTTCAAGTTCTGCCACATTATTACTTCACTAAATCGTTAATATTAACTCTGAATCCGTCAAATTCCTTGCCTTTACTTCTAACATAGACAGACGTATCAAAGAACATCAAGTTGCCACTATTGTCGGTTGCCATACTTACACCATTTCTTGTAAGGCTGCCTTTAAGTAGGTCAAGTAAAATCTGTATTTCCTGCTTTGTTTCGTCTTTCATTATTTACCTCTCCATATTTCTTCATCAAGAATATATTGTCTGATAAATCTATCTGCGTACTGTGGGTGTATCATTGACCTTGCCGTTTTTCTGTCTATGCCTAAGGGGTTTTTATTTGTCATATATTGTATTGGTTGCATACTTTCTACTTGTTCCAACGGCTCAAAAACAAGATTGTTTTTAGGATTTAATCCAATAAACCAATACTGAGTGGGCTTCTTGTAATAATCCCCATTCTGTGTCCTATCCCTGTCTATCAAGTCGGGCTTTAAGCACCAATATGTTGTAAGGTAATGTGGTTGATTATACGGATTTTCTATAACTAATTTTATTTTTCGTCTTATGCAATTTATAACCAGCTTATTAAGTAACTGGTAAAAGTCATTCAACATACGATGCCTTTCTATTGCACTTTCGCATTTCTTTTCCATACTCCAATTTCTTTGCGAATAATTATTGCCGGAAAACCATAATTGACTTTGGCATTCAAAATAAGTGCAAGGGAAAAATGCAAATATCAAATCACCAGGGCTTATCTTATCAAACAAACTCGGCTCGCCTTGATACCCCCCCTCTATCTCTTTAAAAAGGTCAGTAACATAGTCGGTTTCGTCAAATTCATTCTGAATATCATAGTCATAGGCTTCAATTCCATACTTTTTGAAAGCATTCTTGAATGTTCCCGACTGTTCAAATAAACAATGCACTATCATACTGTATCTCCTATAAAATCACTTATATCCATCTGTTGCTCTTTTTCAAATACAAGCATTTCATTCTTTGCACGCTCGTAAAAGTTTCTGTCAATCTCGAATCCGTATGCACTTCTGCCAAGTTCTGCGGCGGCTCTTAGTGTACTACCGCTACCGCAACAAGGGTCAATAACAACATCTCCCTCGTCTGTAAAAATCTCAATCAGCTTTTTAAGGACTGCTACGGGCTTTTGTGCCGGATGAATTTTCGGTACATCTTTTCCGTCTTTCTCCCACATCATATATGAACCATTGCTATAGTAAGTTCTGCCCCATTCCGCTTCATTACCGCCGTCAAACCAATTAAATACCATATGTCCTGTACCTCTGATATTCTTTCCGTTTTCATCAATCTGCAAGCCATTTCTGAATTTCGGTAACTTATTTCGGTACAGTACAAGTGCATATTCCGTAGCACCTACGATACGCATATTAGCTTTAAGCACCTGTGGACTGTAATTTTTACAGAATACAAGCGGTATGTAATTGACAAATCCGTGTTTCTTTGCGGCGGCAATCAATGTTGATAACTGTTCAAACGAACAAAATACAATCATACAAGGGCTATTACTGCTTCTGCCCCTTGCGATAGGCTTTGTGTCCTCTTTTTTCAACATCTTTGAACAAAAATGGAAGTATTCATACAGATTAAAATTAAAATCTGAATTGAAAGCCGCCTTTTTCGCAAGTTTGCTCTCTCCGTTCTTATTATCGCCGCCGTTGTACCACATAGGGTTACTACCGTAGAAGTTAGTTCCTACATTGTAAGGAACATCAGCAATGATAAGTTGCGCTGGCGGTATTGCATATTTCTTGTAATTCTGCATTGAATCACGATATATCTCGCATTTAATCTTCTTTTTATACATTCTAAATCTACCAAAAGGAAACCTCGGTTTTATGTGCGCACAACCCATTCCTTTCTTTGATTTTTAGTTAATTAAATCTGTTTCTCGGAAGAGCAAAATCTATTCTCTGGCCGCAGTTATAGCACCACTTGTAAGAGTATTTAATAATATCTTCACCTGTAAAAATCTGACCGCATACAGGACATTTATAATCATCTTCGCTATCCTGTACGGCAATTATATCTTTTTCTTTCAGCTTTTCTTTCAAGTGACCTAATACCTCTATGCAATCATTTCTTTTCATTCTGAATCACTCGCTTTCTTTCCTCTCAAAATTCTCGCAAGACACATCAAGCAAGCAACCACACTGTTCAACTTCTCCCATTCCCATATAAGTTCTGTATCTGTAAGAATTTTTACAGTCGAAGCAAAATTGACTACCTTTATTCAGCCTGCAACCGGTCTTATTATCTTCCAACTTTTTTCCGATGCTCTCATTTATCCTTTTGAGTTCCTCGACCTTTTTCTGCAATTCCTCAAAATCTTCAATGAGTTTGTTGTATTTCTTCTTGCTTAAAATCTTCATTCTGAACCACCCACTTTCAATAAATCCATAAATTTCTCATACTGTTTCTGCGACACCTTATTATTGGCCTTATCGTCTCTAATTTCGATTTTAAGGTGCTTTTCAGCGATAGAGGATAATTGCCTTGCTAACACCTTTTTGCCTTGCTGTATGCCCTGCATATAACCTTTAGGTGCTTTTCTCTCGCCTATTGAACCACTAGCACGATTTTCTCCCTGACCGCCTAAACTAACATTCCGAAGCTGATAACCTTTATCGGCATATAGCTTGATGTAATACTTCTCCTTTTCGTCAAGCTGGCTTTCGGGGAAATTCAGAAATTCAACTCGCCAGCCATAAGGATTTTTCTCTTTGTCGTACAGCTTGTGTTTGCGTAAACTAAGGTCTATATGCTGTTCATAGCCTACAAGGTGGCTTGCTAATCTGCTAAGTGTATGTACCGCCTGTCCGATATACGCATACTTAAATCCGTTTTCATCTTCTCGAAGTAGAAAATATATTCCACTTTTGTCATTCAGTTTCGAGTTTAGCTTCAACAGTCGCTTTTTATTTTCCTGTTCTATTGCCTTGGCTCTTGCTATGTTTTGGTAATTCAATCGCTATCACTCCAATCTAATTTTTGACCGCAGCCATCGCAATAATCTAGTCGATAGTCGATAAAACTATCACCTGTCTCTGTCTTTGCACACCCACCACAGCAAGGACATTTGTAACTCCGTTCTCCGTCCTTGACTACCTTTTTCGGTATCTGCTTTTCAAGTGCCTGTATTGCCATATTCAATGCTTCATTCATATATATGTATGGTTGAAAATTTGGTGTATTTCTGCATTCTTTAATTCTTTTAATTGCTTCACTCTCTGTCATACTCACACCTCCTTAATTAAATGGTAATTCCTCGTCAATACCATCAGGAATTGACATAAAGGAATCTGAATCAGCACTTGGACTGTTTCTACCTATAATTCCATTACTATTGTTCTGCTGATTAGCACGACTTTCGCAAAATTCGTGTCTTTCAACAACACAATCGTTAGTGTAGACTTTCTGTCCGTCCTTGTTAGTGTAGTTGCCTGTCTGCCATCTACCCTCAACGATAATCTTAGTTCCCTGATGAAGATACTTCTCTGCAAACTCTCCATTCTTGCCAAACGCGATACAGTTAATAAAGTCTGCTGCCTGTTCGCCCTCTTTCTTGAAAGCTCTGTCAACAGCTAATGTGTATCTTGCTACCGCCATACTTCCGTTTGCTGTCTGTGAATATCTAATCTCTGGCTCTCTAGTCAGCCTCCCACATAAAATTACTCTGTTCATTATTTTTCCTCACTTTCTTCTGCTTCCACATTGTCTACTGCAAGTGCTAAAAATTCGTCAAATTCGCATTTCTTTCTGTCGCAACTCCAAACTGAGCACCACCTATTTTCTTTCTCACACCAAAACATCACTAAGCCTTTCAAATCTGTATTTCTGTTCTGCATTAGGATATTTTTCCTTATCAACCTTGCTCATAAACATTTCAAGAGGTCTATTCCAAATATATCCCTCATATTCATATACAACTGATATTTCTTCTGTCTCGGTATGCCTTGAAATGCCGATAACGGTAACAATCTTGCCTAACTTGAAATGCTTATATTTCTCGCCTTTTCGTGGTAAAGGTCTGTCAAATTCTGCACTGATGTTATCTGCCTTAAAATGCCTTGTGAGTAACGCAAGGTCACAATTGGAACTACTTTCTCCATTGAGTGTAAACTCTTCCGACTGTTCAATATGAAACTGCTGCCACCATTCGCCAGGCATAGTATCAAAATAACTTTCTAATTCTTTTGCTGTAGTTTCTCTATCACAAACTAAATAACCACTAATTCTAAATATTCTTGCCATATTATTCCTCACTTTCTAATACCTTGATATTTCAATATCGCTATTCAATATCGAATTAAGTTCCTTGCTAAGTAAATCAAGCTCACGCTTCACTAATGATTGTGCTTCATTTATCGCACCTATTACAGATGTACTGTTTAATCTTTTGTCCATGATACCTAATGCTTGACAATTCATATATAGCGTTCCTCCGCAACCGCATAGTGTGTGAACACATATATCTAATCTTTTACTGTCACTTCTGTAGATAGTTCCTGCTTCAACCGGCTCTCCATATTTTGCATTACTTATATACTTCATATTCTCTCCTATCTCGCTTCTGATTGAAGCCAATCCATACAGCTAGCTTCTCCTTCGTATTCTTCGCCGAATGTGTTCTTAAAAGTTATAAGAAACTCTGCCAGTTCTTCGTCTGACATATTCCTTATCCTGTCGGCATTGGTTGTTGTTATTTTAGATGAAGTAATCTCCATCGTCACATCCGTAATAAGTCCATCTCCATAACCATCTAGCTTTACAGATTCAATACTGCCAGCAAAATTGCCATTTAGAGATAAATTCAACATTCTCGTTTTTCCTGTAGCACCATATCTATTTTCTTTTGTATCAAGAATTTTTATCAAATCACTAACTGTTACTATTTTCATTCTCCACCTCTCAATTCTTCGAAATAGAATTTTACATCGTCAGACACATACTTAACGATTCTAAACCGCTCCGCCACTTGATAAGGTATGCTGTCACGCATAAGCCTTTTATGTATTTCTGAAAGATACTTTCGAAATCCCTCGACATCTAAAGTGGCTTTATAGTGGTTGCAGCTCCTTCCTACCTCTTAATTATCTTCTTTCTCTTTCTTCTTGATTTCTACAATACCATCGGCAATAGCTTCTTTAATAATCAAAGTATTGTATCTTTCAAGGCTGATTGTTATTGTTTTATCCTCGTACTCTCTTGTATTTCCTAAAATATCTTTGTATTTAGCCATATAATCTCCTTTCTAAAACGGACACTCACTAGGATTTTTCAAATCCCAACTTTTCCCTGCTGCCGCAACATCTACATTTGCGTTTCCGGCAACTTTTTTCATCTTCTCGATAAAACTATCGCTATCAGCGTTTTCTGCCGATAGATGGCACATTATGACGTTTTGCAAGTTATCTGAATAATTTGCCTTAACAAAATCACAAGCTGTGTCAATGAATAAGTGACCTCTGAAAACGTGGTTAGCTTTACCTGTGTTATCCCTGTCGATTAAATCCTTGTCATAATTCACACCTAAGAGGATATGATTTATGTCTTTGAATCTCCACTTGATAACCTCACAATCGGTTATGTAAAGCATTCTTCCCATTTCCTTGTGAGTAATCAGAAAGCCGTATATCGGGCAAGGTTCGCCATTTGCGTCTGTATGTGTCCAATTTCCGTCTATTGTTGTTAGGTCAAATGCCTTAACTTTAAAACCGCCATATGGTATCGTGTGATAATAATGTAGTATGCCCTCAAATTGCGCGTATTGTATATATGGAGCGGATATTCGTATTCCCATAGCCTTAAAATCGTTTAATGACTTGCTGTGGTCAAGGTGTTTATGGGTGCATAACACACCCACAACATCTTTAATGTGCCAATCTAAGCCTTTTTTAATCTCCTTAATCAGTATTCCACAATCAAGGATAAGTGTTTCTCCACTGTTGGAAGTTAGCAGATAGCAATTTCCTGCACTTCCTGTTGCAATACATTTAAGTTTCATTCCTTAATTTCTCCGCATCTTCTCTTAGCATTATTTTGAATTTTCCACCGCACTCACAAACAGCTTTTGCGTCATAAACATTCCAATTTTTATTAGAACGTGATTCATCTTTTTGCTGTGGTTTTCCACACAATTCGCACGCACGTATTATTGGATTTTGTTTCATATTTACACCTCGATTTCATCATCCTGTGGGAACTGAAAAACTTCCATATTGATGTATTTTTTAAGGATGTCTTTGAACTCTTCCGGCTTTAATGATTCTTCCATATGCTTGCATGTGCCACTTGCAAGAGCTTTTATAATTTCAATTCTCGAATATTGCTCTCTCAGAATTTCCATAGCCTTAATTGCCTTTTCTTCGGTGGAGTATCTTGCAATTATGCTTCTACAAGAATCATCTTTGCACATTCCCATCGAAATTATTTCATTATATACACGAATCGTAGATAATTCATAAGGAAAATCTAATGTTCCATCCTGTGAAATTACTCTCATATCAGTTCTCCTCACTCTGCATGAATGGCGGTAGTTCCTCTGACTGCTTGTCGGCTGTGCCGGTCGGCTCTACATCAATTATGTTGTCCTCATCAAAATCTACACTATTTGCATTTTCTTTGATTTCATCAGCAACAACCTTTTCTGTATCAAGTTTTACATCTGATACATTTTGAAATTCCTCTTGTGCATATAAACCTTGAAATCTATCTGGAAATGCTTCTCTTAAGGCCTGCACAACAGCTACTTTTCTAATCATTGTGGCTGGCTTTTTCGCCCATTGGCTGTTAAGCGAACCATCTTTTTTTCTTCCTGCGTACTCATCAAAGCCTACTGACTGATACTCGTCCTCTTTTCCGTCAATAAAGATTTTCGCCCAGCCACCTACGATAGTTTCGTTAGGTAAAACCATTGTTCCCTCTCGCTCTTCAACAGCTCCGTCCTTTTTAATTACAATAATTCCTGCTTTCTTTCCTTTATATCGTGGGTCCGCATTGGCTCTCTTTGTAAAAACATCTTTTCCAGTAACTATTGTGGCTGGGTCGTTGCTTCCATACTTAATAAGGTATGCTTCTCTCAAAAACGGATTTAAGTGCTGGTATCTGCATAATGACATGAACATCATTAGTTCTCCGTCAGATACATTACCACCGCCACTTACAAGGTATCTTTTTATCATTGTTGGAGAAATTTTTACCATTTCCCCATTTGATTCATACTCAACTATCTGTGTATTCTCTGCCATAATTATTCCTCACTTTCTTCTTTGTATTGCTCTTTCTATCGCATTTTCACCGTTACTCTCATTTTCCCATTTTCTTAAAGTTTGCCTACTAACTTTTAGCTCCCTACTCCAATCTGATAACGTTTTAGTAGTTCCATTGTGCGTGATATAATGACTATTACGCCTATTCTTAGATTGCTCTCTAGCCGGAATCCAAGTACAATTAGATGGTTCATAGTTTCCGTTTACGTCTATTCTTTCCAAGGTTAGTGATTCTTCATAGCCATTTTCAATAGCCCAATCGTAAAATAAGCAAAAATTATTTTTCCACTCATCACACATCACTATTCCTCTACCGCCATAATAAAAATAAGCTTTGCTATTCGGGTTAAAACAGCGTTGCTTAACATCTGTGTATATGCTGTACAATCTGGTATGTGTTTTATTATGAGTAGTAAAATACTCTGCGTTTCTTTGAGTTTTTATGCAACCACAACTTCTTACATTACCACTTCTTAAACTATCGCTTGATACCACTTTTTCATTACCGCAATCGCACAAGCAATTCCAATAGCAATTCTTGTGCCCAGATTTAGAATATTTGTACTCACAAAAACCAAGAACGATAAGCTTTCCATACCTTTTTCCAGTTATATCTTTGGTTTTTATTCTTTTATTTTCGCTAATCATTTTTTATCTCCAAAATTTCCATATCTCCATCACTAACAGCTAGCATTATTACTTGTGATTTAATTTTTTTTATAATATTTGATACATTTTCTGAATCGAGTGATTCTATATCATCAACAATTAAAGGGCAATTTATGTTACATATTTTTTGAATAGATAAACATATATCTATCTTCCCCATAATTTTCTTTGCTTTATTTGATGTACAATCTAATAACGATTTGTTATCTATGGTAGGAATACAAACTGTTTTATAACCACCAGACTTTGTATAAGTGAACAACTGCCACTTAACTAACCCAAAATGATTGTTTACTGCTTCTGTCAAGGCTTCATTCTTCGCCTTATCCAGTTCGTCAAGTAAATCAAGGATTTTCTCGGCATTAGCCTTATTCTGTTCAGAATCAATCCTTGTCTGCTTTAATTCTTCAAGTCGCTGTTCATCTGCTGCCGTATCAGACTTTGCAATCTGGCTTTCACATTCTGCTAACTGCTGTCTTAAAGCTGTTTCCTGTGACTTTAATTCTGCCTTAACTGCTGAAATATCATTAGCTTTGTGCATAGCCTGTTCCTTTTCGACTATCTGCTGTTCAAGTGCCTTATATTCCTTGGTGGCTGATACATCAATCTCCTGCGGAAGTTCTGCTAACTGCTTTTCAAGGTCTGCTAAATCCACTAAATGTTTTTCTAACTTCTGCTTTCTGTCAGCCAATTCCTGTTCAGCTTCAACTAACAATTCTTTGGCTTCATCAAGCATTTTCTTAGCTGTGTTACCCTTATTAGTAATCCTGTTAAGTTCAGCTTCTTTATATGCCTTAAAATCTGTCCTTAATTCCTCTTTTTTATCTTCTGGATATTCCTGTTTGCAATAAGGACAAATAAGGCTATTCTCGTCAAATTCACGCTCTTTTTTAGCTTTCCATTCAGTTCTGCTATCTTCAAGCGTTTTCTGATATTCTGCTATCTTATCCTTATCGAACTGAACCACACTCTCTGCATTGCTGATTGATTTCTCACTATCTTCAATCATATAATTAAGGTTATTAATCTGTGATTCAAGATTTCTTCTAGCCTTAACATTATCCTCATTAACTTTGCGGCTCATATCACTAAGTTCAAGCTTCAAATTAAGAATATCCGAACTAGCCTTGTCATATTCAGCCATCAGCTTGTCATTGTCGGTCTGCTTTGCCACACAATCAGCAATCTGTTCTTTAAGACTGTTTTTCTGTAATTCAAGGTCAGATACATCAATAGCCTGTTTAAGTTGTATATCTCTTTCCTTTTCCTTAATCTGTCCGTCAAGAATCGGCAAATCCTTTGTGATTTTAGTCTTTGTAGCTTTATTCATAGCTGATAATTCTTCAACTGTATACTTATTAAGCAAAGGAACTAACTCGGCTAATTCAGCTTTCTGTGAAGCTATATCAAGGTCTGTAACATCTCCTACAAGCCCGAATAAGTATTCTCTCATTTCAGCTGGCTTCTGATTAAGAAATGCATTTACATTACTGCACATCTTGAATACATTCATATCAACATCAAGGTATGCATTGAAATCCTTTAATGTCTTAGGCACATCGTTGATGAAATACTTGTTATCGTCCTTATAACTGCTGCCATCTTTGCTATAAGTACGCTTCTGTACTTTCTTCATAGTTATTTCTTTTCCGTCAACATCAAGTGTAAGTTCAACACTTGTGTCCATATCATCAACTGATGCTCCGTCAATCTCTCTTCTTACAACCGGATTATCCTTTAACTCATAATCGCAGTTAAACAAGCACCACAGATAAGCCGCTGCAATAGTTGACTTGCCCTTGCCATTCTTAGCCACAATCTTTGTAATGGCATAAAAATCGAATTCTGCGTGCGCATAACACATAAAGTTTTCAAGTACTACCCTTTTTAAAGTTGCTCTCATAAACAATATCCTTTCCTTATTTATATATTCATAATGAATACATCATCTTCTATTGAGAAGTTATCAACTGTCTTGTCTTCCAGATAATGCCGTCTGTCAAGTTCATCAAACGTGCCATCAAAGATAACGCCTTGAACTGGATGCCATACTTGGCAACGCTTTTCATTGTTTGCTGCCATACTAGCTAATTCTGAAACTGTAATATCACTATTCATCAGCATTCTCCTTTTCTTCTATAATCTCAACTCTGCCTACTGATACCTCGTAAGCTGCTCTGTTTTCAACTTCATCTTCGCTTATCTTCTTTGTATAAGGTCTTGACTGGAATCTACCTGTCATTTCTATATGTGTTCCTACTGGCAAGTGACCGACAAACTTAGCTGTTCTGCCCCAAGTTATGCAAGGTATATAGTCAGACTTGCCATATGCTCTGTTAATAGCTATGAGAACATCTGTTATTTCTCTTCCAAGTGGCGTTACCCTGTATATAGGTTCTTTGCAAATAAAACCTCTAAGAACTACATCATTATTAAAAGGTAGTTCTTCCTCGTTTTCATATATCTCTATATTTTCAGTAAAGATAAAAAGCTCTAACTTACTTTTTTCTCCTATGTGCAGGTTATGACTTCTTACCTGTCCTGTAATCATCACGCAATCGCCTACTTTAATTTCTTTCATATCAATAATTCTGTCAGATATAACAACTGGCAGCGTATCAAAAGTTCCGCTAGTTCTTCTAACTGTTATAAAAGTCTTATAAAAGTCCTCTCCGTTTGATTCGTGATTGAAAACTGGCTCTTCTGCAACTAACCCAAAAGCTGTAATATTGTTATTTCTCTCTTTCATCTTTAGTTCTCCTTCTCTTTTTCTACAAATCCAACAACCTTACCGCCGTCAATAACTGTATACATATCCTTTTTCTCGTACATATCAATGCAATCCTGTACTGTTATTACTTTCTCGTTTACCTGTTTCATATTGTTCAATCCTTTCTTTTCTCTTTGCCCTTGCCATTGTCAGAACGATACAAGCCAGTTCTAAAAACATCCCGAATATCGTTCCTAGCATAAATCCCTGTATCATAGCTTATATCTCTCTTTCATTATTGTAGGCAGTTCGTAGCAGTCGATATAATCGTGAGTGTCTGCTATGTACTTCTTTTTGAGTTCACTCAAACCACACCCGTATTCGTGCTTTAACTGCCCTAAAATATCTCTTGTAACTATGTTCCTTAATGGCTCACAATGTTTATTTCTTCCTAAGAGGTAACTTGTTCTTCTGCCAATGTGTGCCAGGATTTCAAGTTTTTCTACCTCATTAATCTGCCTTTCGCCTTTTTCAGAAATAATAAATATCAATCTGCTAAAACTCCTTTCCTTAAAAGCTCATACTTATCTGTGCATTAGCTGCATTTACCTGTTCAGCAAGTGCCATAGGCAACACATAATCATCTATAAACTTGTGTACATTATCAATGTACTTTCTTCTTATGCTCTTATATGTTGTTACGCAACCAAACTCTCGTTTTAACTGCTTATATATGTCAGAATATACCGAACTGCGAATACTGCCGTTCTTATAAGCTTCGCTATCCTTGCCACCAAGTACAATTACGCCCTTTCTATTAACGTGCTGTTTGACCTCATCAATCTCACAGCCGTAAAGAGGTGTGTTATCCTTAAGCTCTGTCATATCTTCTTTGATAGAGTTAATAGCCCGCTCAAGTTCTGTATAGCCCTGTGCCAAAAGCTGTATCTGACCGCCTGTTGTCTTTGGCATACCATAACCGCCTGTTTTTCTGATTGACGGAAGTACCTCTCCTGTAACCCAATCTGTAAATCTCTCTGCACTTTCTTTGCGGCTCTGAAAGATTGTCTTGTAAAGATTAGCCTCGCTAATAAATATCATTTTCTGCATTCCACCCTTTGTAAGGGTATCCGCAGTATGGATACCCTTTTCAGATAACCTCTGCTTAACATTTCCTACATTTGATATTTCCAATGCCTTGCATACATCAGCCAGACAAAACATAGGTTCATCATCTTTAGTAATGGTTCGGATTTCTCCAAACTCTGAATTGCTAAAAATCTGTAACTCCATAAACATTCCTTTCTAAAAGTTAAATATTTTGAACTTCTAAAGCAAAAAAATAATCCTGTATATCATCTTCTGATAAATCTAATAATTTAATTGCTTTTAAAATTTCAATCTGTTTCCAAGGTCGCTTGCCTGTCATTTTAAGTGATAAAGTCCTGTCTGAACAGCCAAACGCCTTGGCAAAGTCCGTCTGACTTCCGTACTTTTCAATTATGCGACCTCTTAACTTACTGTAATTAAAAGCCATTCCAATTCTTCTCCTTTCTCCGTTTTTTGTTCAATGTTTTGAACTAATTGTATAATAGCATTATTAAATTAATATGTCAATAAAAAGTTCAATATTTTTTACTTTTTTAGTTTTACATCTTGAACTTTTGTTCAAATAATGGTATATTATCAACAGAAAGGAGGATAACTAAGATGAAAGAGAATACATCAGATAGGCTTAAACAGCTAATGAATGAACGGAAGTTAAAGCAAGTTGATATTTTGAATTTATCATTACCATATTGTAAGAAATACAATATCAAGATGAATAAATCCGATATTAGCCAGTATGTATCAGGCAAAGTTGAACCTAGCCAAGAAAAGCTAGTTGTCTTAGGAATGGCTTTGAACGTGTCAGAAGCGTGGCTAATGGGATTTGATGTTTCGCCAATCCGTAAGGATAATTCAAAAGAAGCTGAAAAAGATGTTGATTTACTTTGGAAGTTTTCTATGTTAGAACAAAGAGATAAAGAAACGATATTAGATATGATAGATGTTATGTTATCTCGAAAAGAAAAGAAGTAGGGTTTTACCCCCACCTCTTCAAAAAGTTTTCTATGAATGAATACAGGTACTCTAATGTACCTGTATTTTCTATTTTATTTATGAGTTCTATTAACTTATCTTTGTAATTTTCCTCATTACTGTTATCCATAAACCTGCACTCCCCTCTCTTGCCCTTGCACGTTTGATAGCGATACGATTATTATAGAACACACGTTCTATCGTGTCAAGTGTAGCGGCGATATTGCCAACGCCAATCAAACAATATCGCCTGCCAGAACTTGATAATGTTTAAGGGTCTTTTCTCAAAGACAAGTTTATTATACATTTATCGTTAGTATATTTCAAATACTTTCGGTCGTGTTATTTCGACTTTATTCGACAACTAACTGGAACTTGTCGATTGCATTACCCATAACGCCTGCATATCCGTCCATTCCATTTGATGTTTCATTGTCTATCTGTTCTGGATAGAAGTTGCGGTTATTGAATACAGATACCATATACTTTGCATACTTCCAAGGCTCACCCTCTGGCGTATAGTAAATGATTTCTATTGCGTCAATCTCGTGCTTCTTGTCACCTGCATAGCCATTATCGTAATCGTCATAATTAAAGCCAGTAACATAAGGAAGCCAATCACCGCCCTTTAAGTGAACTCTGTACTTAACTGAACCTCTGCTAACCTTGATAATAAGTGCTGTGATAGCTTTATTGTCACCTGCGCCAGCCCAATCTTCTCTGTCCTCTACTTCGCCCCACCATCTGTCTGTATAAGCGGCGTATGTAGCGTATACGTGTTCATCTGTGCTATCCTCTGTGTTGTCTTCTTCGCTGTTATCCTCTGTGTTATCTTCATCATTATGAAAGCCATAGAATACAGACAAGTCGCAAACTCCGTCTACTCCATCTACAACACCGCTTGATGTATACTGCCAGCCTACAAGGTTTCTAGCAACACTAGGCTTCTTATCTTCGTTAGGGTCTGTATCAAGTGTCATTTCATCATATCCAAGATAGTACCTTGCTATCCAGTAATCGCAGTTAAGAATTTCTTCGTCTGCATATGGGGCAATGTAACTGCCATACCACGCCATACCTGTATAGATACCAAACTCGTAGCCAGCTTCCTCTATTGTGTGCTTGTACGCCTTAATTATGTCGATAAGGTCTGACCCTAAATTTTGCATACAAGTATCTTCTATATCCATCCACACCTTAACTTTACGTCCGTCAAGCACCTCTAATACCCTTTTAGCCGCCGCAATAGCCCTTTCTACGCTAGGTGTGTAAACAAAGTTGTATACACCGCAAATATGTATGCCAGCTAACTGACACTTTTTCCAGTTATTTTCAAACTGTTCATCTGGCTCAAAATCACGTCTGATAACCTTAAGAATAGCGTGTGTAAGTCCTGCCGCACGCATTTTATCAAAGTCTAAGTTGCTACCATTCCACGCTGAAAAATCTCCACATTTAATCATAATTAAAATACCTCACTTTCTACTGTTCCTGTTGCATCTGAACTAACTGTGTTATCTTCTGTGCTGTATGTTGCCTTGTAAGTATTTTTAACGCCATCAAGAAAGCTCTTAAGCTCGCTGTCTAGTGCTATATCATTCGCCAAGTATGCCGCAAAATCATTGAAGCTAGCTGACATACTAACTGTGCCGCTTTCGCTGATTGTAGCTGACAGATAAGCTACCTGTTTAAGTGCTCCATCTGAGTTTTGAACGGATAATGTTCCGTTCTTCTGAATTGATGAGTTGATGTCTAACATTGTGTTTTACCTCCTAATTCGCATTAAAAAAGGACACCCGAAGATGTCCTTAATTGCTTAATTGCTTTTCCAATTTTTTAATACGCATATTCTGCGATTGTACAGTCGCAACTATATCCGCTATTAATTCATCATAGCGTAATGCGTATCTTGCTGTTAGCTCTTTAGTTGTATTTCCGTTTTCGTCTGAGACTTGTGTTTCGTAGTTATCATTATTAATCTTTTTATCGATAAATAATCCCCAGTCATCTTTCATAGTTTCTTTAACCTGCTGTGCAATAAATCCGTGATGATAGCGATTAGAAGTACCGTTAATCATTTTAAATTCGCAAGGTTTTAAATTGTAGATAAATTCAGAAGAGTCTTCTGAATTCAATAAATGAACATCTTTTTTTACGTTCTCGTCTGAATCAGAAGCAATTGTTCCATAAATTGACCCGAAACATCGCAAATCATATCCTATGTATGCACTTCCATATACTGACAGTTCGCAGTTCTCGTAGTGTCTGTCCTCTGTATTTGTAATTCTGACATTTTGTGTGTCTTTTCCCGAATTTGGATTATAGCAATATACTGTAAGTGTCGTTGGTTTTTTTACGTTATCTTGATAACCGCCATTCATCGAAATATTGGGCGAAAAAAACTCTAATGATTTGTTTAAATCGTTGTTTATTCTTATAACGAATTCGTATTCCGTATTTTCTGTTTTCTCTTTGGTACAATTTATTCCGACAACATCTCCATAATCTGCATTTAGCACTAAAGCTCTTCTTACTTCATTATTGCTAGTATAATATCTTGTTGTAGTTATCGAACCTACATAATTTTCGTAATCGTCGACCCAAGAATAGAATTTAATGTAATTTTGGTCTATCGACATTCCTTTAATTCCATTATTTTGATATGTCGACAATATACCATTATCAATTGAGAAATTGCCAATTTGACCTTTAGAAGCATACATATATCCATCCGCACGAACGTACCAATTACCATAATATGCCCCATCTCTTTCTTCTTGGCAAGAGAATGTCCAAGCTTCGGAATTAGCGGGTGCCTGTATATAAGTTCTATATTTGCCGTAATCTTTATAGATAGAAGACTTGCTGATGTCCCAGCCTCCAATCGTGCCAGACGAAAAATAGCCGCTTCCTGTAATTTGTGCGTTAGTTGCATATAGTTTACCAGTTTGACTTATATAAAAATTAGGACTTTTGCTGTATCCCTCATCTTCAGTTCCGTGAAAAACCGAAAAAACATATGGTGTAATATCACCAGGTATTTGTAATGCAATTCTGAATAAGTCATTATTCTGCTTAAATATTGTACTTATTGAATCTTTAGACACTTTCCAGCCGCCAACGTTTCCGCCGTTGGCAATCAGATTGCTACAAGTTATAGTTCCGTCTGCTGTAATGCTGGCGTTCGTGCTGTTTAATGTAAACCTGTTGCCACTTAAATTAAGCCCACCCCTTGCAGTAATATTTATTGTATCTGCAATAGCTTCGATAGCACTCTTAAGCTCGCCTGTTTTAGGGTCTTTTTTGATATATAAATCAAGGCTTGTTTTAGTTGCATAACTTTCTAAATCGCTTGACTTAGCGTAAGTTCCACTAAGCGCCAAACTAATACTTGAACCATTATCATTAATTTCCTGCGTAATTTTGTTAATCATAGTAGTTGTTGTACTATAATTATCTGTCAGATTTTTCTTTGTCTGTGTTAATTCTGTTGATATGCTATTAAGATTAATCTTAAGACTAGCGTTTTGATTAAGCATATAAGCTAATTGTGTGTTAGATACCTCTTTCCAACCCCAATTACCTTTATCATCTTTAGCCCAACGCCAAGTTTTTTGAGCTGTTTCGTTGTATGCTATCGCTCCGCGATGTTTAGCATATTCATCATTGCTGTAAGTCCAAGTAAGATTATCACTTGGAAATAAATCGTCTGACGGATATATGGATATGAACCAGTCAACGGCTGGATAATTATCTTTTGTAGGCGTTGCTGTTACTGTATACACCATAAAATTATCGTTCGTTTGTTGGTATAAGTCAGATAATGTTATTTCGTAGCTATCTAGCTTCTGATTAACAGTAGAAAACTTAGTCTGAATGCTTTCAGTATCAACATTGCTAGTCCACCACAACTTGTTAGTGATAAAATCACTAGCAACTTTCATCATACCGCCCCATTGAGTATAATCTTTGCCAGCACCACTTGTTATAGCTTGCATAATGACATTAAGTGTCTGTCCCTCGTTGTCCAGATAAATTTTATTGCTCTTAAGTGTATGGGTGTTATCGTTATTGATAACACTAAATAGTGTTTCAATATCCAGCTTGCTTGCATTGATATTAGCATTATCTTGAACAACATCATCACGAACAACTTTCCTCGTAACACCTTTTTCAGTAAGTCCTAAGGCATCAAACATAAGATTGCCAGCTTTATCCCAGACATACATATTGTAGTCCGAATTAGCGTCTTTACCTATTTGAACTCTTATTCTGTCAGTATCTTTGATGATAATTGTATTGTCTTGCCAATAAGACATTCCATTTTCACTATGAACCTTAAATTTAGTCGTGTTAAGGTCAAGTGCTGTAATCTTGCTTGCAGCTATGCTGTCAATCATAGCGTCTTTAATCTGTGCATTGCCGATAACACTTACAACTGCATTAGCGAATTCTGTTGTTAAACTTTTACCTGTCGCAGAACCAAACATTAAGGTCTTAATGTCTGCTACATCTGCATTTAACACGCCTACCTGTGCATAATCTGCTTGTAACTTAGCGATATTAGCTTCATTAATTGTAGCTTTACTTGCTGTCAAATTAACAATATCTGCTGTAATAGCTTCAATCTTATTAGCCTTTAATTGGTCGATATACGCTTGATGTGCTTTTAAACTCTCAATATTAGCACTAGTTATATCGGCATTTTCGATAACTGCCTTGTTGATTAAGACTAAATCAGCGTAGTATCGTTCCATTTGCTTTGTTATCGGACCGCTAGCAATATTACTGTTTTCTGTGTCAGATTGTCCGATAGATGTAACTGTGTCCATTAAGCCGCCATCACATTCGTGTGTTATCTGCATTATAGGCACTTTGTAGTCAACGCCACCTTTGTTGACAGTTATAATGTCACCTACTTCAAGCCGCCAGTCACCGACAAACTTAACTGTAAGCGGTCTAAACTGAAAGCCGCCTATCTTTTTATAAATCTCATTTAAGTTAGCTTGTGTCATAAATGGATTAGCAAAGCTAAGTCCAGTTGTACCACTGCCGCTAGTGATTGTGCTAGTTTCCTTATCACCAGACTTTGTATTGTTACAAGTCAGCTTTCTTATCGTAAAATCTTTGCTAGTGGTAAAAGTAACCCCTTGCTGATAGTATTGATGTCCGTCAAGCACATAACCGCTATCTTTGTACCACTTTATTTCAAGGTTTCCGTCAGAATTAATAGCCGCATTTCCACCTTGTAGCATAGCCATATAACCTATCATTTCACGCATTGTATAGCCTTGTGGCTTATCTGTAATTGTATGTGTGTTTGTTATGCTAGTTGCTAACTTTATGCCTAATTTTATGCAAATCTCCTCTAAAATAGCCTTGTCTGTACTAGGATAAGTTAATTTAGAGAAGTACCCTTTTTCAGCTTTGTACATCTTGTCATAAGCTGTGTACTTAGTGTATTCGCCGTTACTTTCTTCTTTAGTTACAGTAAATATGCCTGTCTGTACATACTCAATGCCGCTATCGCCCTTAACACCCTCAAAAATGGTTATATCCTTATTTTCAAGCGTGATTTCTGGATTATAAATAGAAAAGGTAACACTACTACTGCAAGTATTACCTATCGAAATGCTATTGTTCGGATTGATTATGTTGCTGTACTTAAACTCATTAAGTGTCTGATTGTATTCTTTTCCGTCAACTAAATATTTGCTGTAATATCTTGCATACAGCAAATTGAAATCCGCACCCCAATTAATATTTTTCATTTATTGGATTGCTCCTTTCTGCTGATTAATCGTTAATCATAAAGCTAAGTGCGATAATGTTAGCTGGCTCAATAGCTTCACAACTATCAAATGCACTTATATCAACTTTCGTGTATTCAGATACTTCTATCTCCTGTTCTCCTAGTTCTTCAAGTTCTGATTTTATCTTATCGTTGTTATCTTTATTTTCCTCGCGTATCTTTTCTATCGTTTCTATGACTGCCTTAAAGTGTGGCTCTAACATCTTAATGTTAGACATAATGGCAACTGCTAATCTGCCACCCATTTTAAGCTGTGCTACACTTGCAAGTGCTTCATAATGTGCTAAAACTTCATTTCCTGTTATTTTCATAGTTAATCTCCTTATTTCTGAATTAAACTTAATTTTGCTCCGACTATTAATCCGTCCTCATTCTTTGCTCTTGTGAGATACGGATATGTCACATCTCCTGTGTATATTGTCATTTCCTTTTGTGTACCGCCTAAGAATAGGACTTGTGCTGTCGGGAATGGGTTATTTTCATCACTAATCACATTATCAAGCAACAACGCCTGTTCACCTGTTAATGGTGGCAATTGTAGTTCTACTTTATCCTTAATAGCCACGATTGTGCCTACCATTTCTCCATAATCGTTTCTTCCTGTGTTCTTAGACCAAATCTTATTCCTACTATATGTGTAGCCGTTATATGCTACTGGGAATGTCACTCCCTCGATAATTACAGCACTTATCATTCAATCACCTCTTTTCTGTATATGTACTCCGTTAAGCCCAGACAGACTTAACCATATCGAAGATGGCATTAAGAATAATAACGATATGATAAGTGAACTGAACAACAATATAACAACAACGTGCGAAAATGCCATCATAACATACGCACCTGCTTTAGCGTTGGTGAATATAATGCCAGTTAAACTAACTAACACTGTAGCAATTAGGAGTTGGACAACAGTCGCAACTCTGCCTGAGGAATATAGACCGAGTAAAGTTATAAAATTTCCCGTTACAGTATATAATCCGGCGGGGCTTGTGGCATATGGACAATTAACACCTGTTGGTGCATTACAAATTTATAGTAATACGGAAATTAAGGTAAATCAAAGACAAACATATTACAATTTCACTTATTTTATTTAAGTATCAAGTAAAGTAAATTCAAACCCATTTTTATTGAATTCATAGAATGCGAAATTAACAACAGTAGGGCAGTTATTAGTAACAAAAAAATCCATATCGCCATCTTTTCCATATTCCCATATAATATATGACGAATTTAAGATTGGCGTTATGTGATAGCGTGCAGAACTTCCAGGGCCATAACCTTGTACAATAGCACAGGCTGCCGCAGCACCTGCTGCTCCTTGTACAAATGCAATTCCCCAAAAAATACTGTTTCCAGCAGCTTTTGTTGAGTGTACTCTTAATTTTTTCCTTATTGGAATATTAGTTATATGTTTATTGAAGATATTGTTGTTCAGTTCACTTATCATATCGTTATTATTCTTAATGCCATCTTCGATATGGTTAAGTCTGTCTGGGCTTAATGGAGTGCCGCCGCTTGTGCCAGCTTTCCACGCTTGCTTTATGTATTGTATAAAATTCATAGTAAAACCTCACTTCCTAAGCACACAAAAAGGACACCTCACAATTAAGTGAAATGTCCTTGTCATTTTGCTATTTATTTGTTATTATTGACGTGAGCAACTTATATGTACTCATATGTGCTAATCAGAACAGGTCTACCCAACTTGTTCTGATTTTTATTTATCTATTTTGCAATTATTAAGTATTAAAAACTGTCCTTTTTGAACTGTGCAATACGTCTGATTGTCAAAGTTATCATTGCTTACAATGTGGCTTTGCCTTAAATCATCATAGATACAATAATATCCTCTTGATGATGTGGCTATCAGTTTATATTCTCCTGGTTCTATGTCAATTCCAACCTCTAACATACAATTATCAAGAGTAGTTTTGGTTGTGTAATACTGTCTGAATTCTAAAAGAGGTATCGCATTGCACTTGTTTAGTTCAAGATATTCTCCATCTTCTACACTTATCAACATATTACCTTTGAAATTTTCATTAAACTTTATTTTGGTTTTATTGCTGTCTGCATATACGCCAAAATAAGCCGAACCTTTGCTTGTTAATGATTGCAAATAGTAATCGCCGTTTGGAATATCTTTACCTACTTTGTAAGTGCCTGCCTTATATTTTGTCAGCTTATCATATGTATCTTGTGTTGTCTTTTGTATTGTAGCCGCCGTGGTCTTTTCAGTAGCCTTTTGTGTTGTAGTTGCAGGCTGTGTATTTGCTATTGTTTTATTATCGCTTTCAGTTATATTATTAATAATAAATAACGCTGTAACAAATACTATTCCTGCCAATACTGCAACCACTATCTCCTGTGGCTTCTTTTTGTTATCTTTTTCATTCATCTTGGTACATTCCTTTTATTAAAAATCTAATGTAATTAAAATTATATATTACCAAAAAATCAGCCCACATCTGTTACACACAAACCTATGTTGTGAATAAGTTCCGCCCTGTTGCTTAATCTTCTCTTTCTTATTAACCAGCGTAAACGGTCTAAACGGATTCAAATTAACGGTATATCTTGTCTTAGTTTTCTGTGGTACAGTTGTTGTAATCTGTGTGTGAGAGCAGTCCCAACTGCTACATCTTGGACAATATACTTCAACTAAGCCGTTTTCTGTCGCTCTGTACACTCCTTTAAAGTTAGGATTTAGTGGGCGTTGAATTTGTGGTTGCTGTTTTTTCTTTATTCCTAATACTTCCAGCATTTTATATAAGCCTTTTTTTAACATATACATTCCCCCTTATCTTTAGTACTTTAAATATATTCTTTTATTATTTATTTGTCAATTAATAAGGGAATGCTGCTTGCCCTGTCATATTAGTGTAGTTATTAGCTTTATCCTGTACCATTGCAAACAATTTATCAGCGTCACCTTGTAGTGTTATGTTTACATTGTTGTTAGCTTCTGACATAGCCGCCACAACTGCATTGTAAACCGCTGGATAAACTGCATTAGCAATACCTGTTGTGATTTCCTGCTGATTGGCTACTGCTGTTCTTCCGTCCATAGTACCAACCATTTCGGGTGCTACTTCATTAGCAACGAATAACTGTCCTTTGTTTGGAAAGCCGCCATTTGCATACCAATCAACACTTATCTTGGGCACTTGAGGTGGCACAAGACTAAATTCGCCATCAATATCGAAATGTGGCGTTTTTATATGTGGGAAGCTAAGTCCTAAGTTGTCCCACCAATCTTTGAAATTATACCACATATCTCTTACTTTATAAAAAAAGTTCTCAACGGCTACTGAAATTTCACTAAGGGATGGTTTGCTATCCCACCAATTAACTACATTATTCCACTTATCTTGTATGCCTACTCTTATTCCATCTGCCATATCACGCCATCTATCTGCCGTAAAGTAAGGTGCTACGTGATTATTCCACCAATTGTAAATTCCGGTTGTGCTCCACCAAGAAGAAAAATCAGACCATTTATCTTGTAGACTTGACTTGAAATTATCACCCAAGTTGTTCCATTTATCTTTAGCAAACCAAGGCGTAACATCATTATTCCACCAATTTACGATTGCTGTATTATTCCACCAATCTGTAATTTCATTCCATTTTTCTTGTGCAGCTATTTTTATATTTTCTATGCCATCTTTTGCTTTTTTTACATATTTACTATCATCTATGCTTGCTGAAAATTCCGTAATAAATTTAAGCGTAAGAATTCCGCCCGGAATAACCAAAGAAGCCAAAATTCCTGCAATTCCCCATTTGTCGTATATCTCCTGGTAAGCACCCCATATTAATTTTATTGCTGATACTCCTAAGTCAATTGCTAGGTCCAAAATTTTTACAGTTATTTTTCCTAAATCTATACCTTCAATAAACTTTATTATATTTCTTCCTAATTGTTCCCAATCAACAGAACTAACAAATCCATCTGCAAAATCCAAAACATTGCAAATAGCTTCTGTAATTGCTTCTCCTGTTTTTTTCCAAGGAAAAGCATTTATCCCTTTGTTTATTTGTTTGCCTGCGTAAGTACCTATTCCGTACCAGTCACCCTTTTTTATGGCTTTTTCTATTCTATCAGCCCAAGCAACTGCCGAATTTTCCATATTGGCAAATGCTTTATTCCACGCCGCTTCATATTCTGCCGCCGCCTTAGCAATATCATCTGTCAAATCAATAGTGCTACCGCCACCGCCACCGCTTGAACCCTTGCTTGAGCTTGTATCGTCCTGCAATTTATTAATTTCATCAAATCCCATAAGAGATAATGTAGCTTTCTTAGCTGAATCAGCTACATCTTGGTAGCCGTTTGAAATATCTTCTAAGCCATCTGATGTGTCTTTATAGCCACTTTGTCCGAAGCTTTCAAAGTCAATCTTAACGCCCATTAAAGAAGCAAGATTGACTAATAATCTTTTGATTACAATAGTTACTCCGTTTACTACTGGCATAACCTTTGAAAGAATTGGGATAAATAGCTGTCCTGCTACCATTCCTACCTCTTTCATATTGTTACTGAACTGGCGTAACATATTACTTGGGGAGTTGATTGTCAAATTTGTTATCGTATAGGCTCTTTATCCTATACTTCTTATAGTTTCCTATAAGTTCAGAGTACATTATCACCCACGTTTTTACGTTTGGTTTGGTGGTAGCCACTTCCACCTCATACTGCCCTATATGCAGTAGTGTCGGACACTCTTGGGAATATTATATTTATTCAATTCCTACTCGTTACGATACTCAATAGCCTGTTCGTAATCTATTGAGTTATCTCGGTATTAGCATAGTTGAAAACTTTAGCCTTCACCGATTTTGCCCGATTGCCATAAGATATTTCTATTCTTATGCAACACTTGGAAGATAAGCTATGTCATTAACTTTCTTCCGTCTATTAGCTAAATCGCCCCAAGATACTTTACTTTGGTCTAATATTGCCAACACTCTTAACTGTTGTTTTTCCATCTGTGTCATTTCAGACACCGACTTAGAAATGCCTAAGTTGTAAGCATACGTCGCTAATGTAGCATTGGTAATATCAATACCATACTTGTACAATGCCCTCGATTGTCCGATTAAACCGCTTTGTAAGTTCTGTGCTACTGTTGAATAGTCCACATTGAAAAGTGAGCTTATATCGCCCGCAAGCATTGTCATTGACTTTGTTATAGCCGTTGTTGCTTCACCTGTCTGTCCTAGTGAGTTAGTGACAGAAGCTAACTGTGAAGCGTACTGCGTTATCTCTTGTATGTTAAGTCCTAAGTTCTTTGCTCCGCTTTCTTCAAGCAAACCACCTTGAACATTAACTTTTAAACCAGATAGCTTTCCAAGAGTATCATTTACTCTGTTCTGAAAACTTTCTGCGTATGCCGTAGCGTTATCATATCCGTACTTTTCGTAATCTTTATCCCACTCTGAACCAATCTTACCAAACGCAACCGCTTGATAGTTGAACGCTTCAATGTAATCTGTTGTTGACTTGATGGCTTCTATAAGTTTCTTGCTGCCACGAATTACCATAAAATAAGTAGCATAAAACCTGCCTATTGCACTTGCAAGACTGCCAAAGCCTTTTTTGGCTTTAGATGTACTTGAATAGGTGTTATTGAAAGACCTTATTAAACCATTGCTTGCAGTTCCAGCCTTGCTACCTTGACTAGCAAGATTAGCCAATGCGTTAGTCATTTGAATAACATTCTGGCTTACTGTTGGCGCTCTTGATAGCGTTGTCATTAAGCCATTTAAAGCATTACCTAGCTTTGGAATGTTTACAACGGCGTTTTCTATGCTCTTACTGCCTAGCTTACCAAGTGACTTTGCAAATTCTGTGACCTGCGTTGCATTTTGCGGAATAGCTGATATGCTTGCAACTGCCTTTGTGACAGCTTGAAGTGATGTAGCTGTGTTAGTTAGTGCAACCGAATCAACAGAACCTATTTTTGTGATGTTCTTAGCAAGTCTTGTAAAATCTGCTGTTCCTGCGTTCATATTCTGCATAGCAGAACCTAACTGACTAACACCAGTCGCAAGGCTACTAAGTGATGAACCATTCACAGTTGCAAGTGATGTTGACAGCCTTGTAAGCTGATTTATCAGTTTATCAACAGAATTAATAGCTTTAGTGGCAGTACCGGTAATTTTGACTTCTAAACTGTCTAATTCCACGCTTTATACCTCCGGCTTATCATTTTTAGGGTGCGTTAAATCCCAGTTTGCTTTTCGTATTTTCATATTCAAAACAAACTCTTCTCTCTTTCTTTGTATTTCATCTTCACTGTTCTCTTTTTTGTTAATATCTCTATAAATAGGCTTGTCTGGGTATTCAAGCTCGCCTTTACCCCAAGCACCACTTCTAACACCTATCTTGATTGCTGGGAGTATGTAGTTACCTACTGCAAGCCATATATCTGAATCCATTCGTTGTCTTTCAAGTTTCTTACCCTCTACAACAGCCCATAGCTTTTTAGGTGTCATTTTAAGAAAGTCTGAATAACTAACGCCTAGTGAACTGGCTAAAACAAAGTATTCTTCCCAGATTATTTTGTGGAAGTCTGCTTTTTCTTGTGGTCTTGTGGTACTACTGTCGGCTTCTTCTGTTCCTGTGTTGCTTCTTCCACATTGTCCGCCATTTCCTCTAACATCGCTGTTATTCCGCTCAACTCGAAAAAACCATCATCTTCCATCGCTTTCTTGATTTCTTCAAACAATGTTCTATATCCGTAACTCTTATCTGTCTTTCTCTTCTCTGTAATATATGCTCTAGTGAGTTCCTTTGCTTCATCCATAGTTACAGGATTGTTGTCAATACAGCCTGCATAAATGGCTAAAATACAAATCTCTGGCACATCTGCTGTCATATTTGCTAATCCATCAAAGGAAGCCTGTGCAACGCTTTTATCCGTTTGTGCAAGTAAGTAAGAACCATTAACGACAGAAAACATTTTCTGCACAATTTCCTTGCATTCTGCTGCACCGAAGCTAAACTCAACTTTGTATTCTTTTCCGTTTACATCAATATTCATCATAATTTTTACCCTTTCCCACCCTGTCCATATAGGGAAAGGTGCGGATTTTACACCGCACCTACCTTTTAAAATAATTATTCTGTTACATCATCAAGATATGATGTGTAGTCGGCTGTTTTGGCGTTTTCTACGCTATCCGACACAGCCTTTTTTGATTTAGTCGAATAGCTCATTATTCCCCCGATGTTGGGGTTACTGCTGTATCTGTTCCTACCATATCCTCAATAATAAGGTTGATAGCCATTGTAAGAAGTGAATTTTGCTCCTTGCCTGTAATTGGCAACTTTGAAGGCGGCTGTGCAACAAAAAACTCTGCATCTGTTATGCCCGGAGTAATTTCCTGAAACCACATTCTCTTACCGCCAGTTAAAGCCTTATATTCCGTAATAAGGTCTTTCCACTCCTTAATTGTAGCTTCCGTCTTATTAACTGTTACCGCAACTGTATCTGTAACTGTATCTCTACCTGCAATGTTTCTTGTCTGTAAATCTTCAAGTGCTGATGCATCTATAGCCTCTGGGGTTACTGTAATCTCATCAATAGAATTGATTCTATGAAGAAGTTTAAACGCTGTTGGTTTAGTACCTGCTGTAGTTTCAACACCATAACTAAACGTGATTCCCAGTGCGCTTAATCCTGCTACTGTATCTGCCATATCTTCTTACCTCCTAAAAATTTGCAAAAAAATAAGAGCATTTCTGCTCTTTGTTACATTAATCTGTCATTTGCCGCTATCATTCTTCTGAATCTAGCGGTACTTTTATGTACTTTATTGCTGATTGAAAATTCCGGCATTGCGTTACCTTGAAATCTCATTGTTTTAAATGTATCTGTAATTACTGCCATAACCTTACGACAATCAGACTTACTTGTGTTAGTGGTAACATCTACTTGAAATGTCGCTAACAATGCGTTAATCGTCTGCCCGTCAAGTGTTTGCCCTTGCTCAACTGCTGGCAGTAAATGAATGTATACTGTTGGGAATACTGCTTGACCGCTGCTTTCCCCCTCATTGGTTATGACTATCTTTGGATATGTTTTCTTTAGTTGCGTTAGGGTTTTAGCCTTGACAAGTGCTGTGACTGTATTTTCAAGGTCTATCGCCCAATCGTTTGCATTTGCCATTAACTAAACACCCTCCTTGCTACCTCAACATATTTCTGTATGATTTCCATATCAGCCTTATAAACAGGCATTTGCGCTTCTACGCCGTGTGTAAGAACTAAGGTTCCGTCATCGTCATAGTAACCCCACACTTTTTGTATGCCGTGATGTTCGCCGTATGAGCCTATAACCATACCATTAACAACACCTTTGTCGTGTGGACTACTTCCAGCCGCTCCATTGTAGAATACACCAGCTCCGAACTCTATAAACATAAGTTCTTTGCCCTCTACAATTAATTTTGCTTCGGCATATTCTCTAACAGATTTTATCTCAACATAACTGTGATGGCTTGTATCTGAACCGCTACGAACACCTTTCTCATCATATGTATAACTTGCTTTTGCCATATTTTCATCTATAACAGGTATTCCAACTTCTGCAAGCTCTTTGACAAGCTGTAAAGTCTTTTTGATAAGCCAGTTCTTATACTGTTGTAGCTGCCTGATAGCTTCATTTACGGACTTTTCAGACAATGATATATTAATTGTATGTCTTGCCATAGATGCACCTACTTTACAACTGCTTTAAGCATATACTTAGTTGAATATAATGCTGGCTTAATGCCTACAATCGTGAAGTCTGCTGATGTTTCATCAACAAGTCCATCAGATGTGTATGTAGGCTTGCTATCAAGCCAGATAAGGTCGCCTTTTTTCAAAGGGTACATTCCTTTGTCTGTTAGTAAAACCGCGTCAAAATCGGCTGTATCAAAGCCGTATTCCTTGGTCTGTGCTTCTCCGCCGCTGAATGATATGTTTGCTTTGAAATCGACCGGCTCTGAAAAACCTGTTTTCTCTTCAAGAACTTTGGGTATCTTATTCCCCTCATCATCAAGATAAGGAATGAAGTTACCCTCTGTGTCGGTATATCCCTCATAAAGGATATTGCCGTCATCGTCTCTTTCGTAGACAATTACTGTCTGTCCTTGAAGTGAATACTTCATAGCCTGCTTATTAATGTCAAGCATATTACTTCACATCCTTGCCAAATCGCTTCCATAGTTCAGACAGCTTCTCCCAACCGTACATCGCTACAAAAGCAACAACAAATCCTGCCATAATCGCCGCAAGAATCATATACCACAGTATTGTCATCTGAATATACTGCATATAGGCAACAAACGCCGCTACAGTAATACCTATTGACAGGACAAATACTACAATATCTGTAGGCACTTTATTGAATACTCCAATGCCCTTAATTACCTGCGTAATTACAGATACCATAAAGGCTAATGCCCCGATGATTGCTAACACGATTGTCATGTTTGTGATTAATGCCTGCATAATTTCCATTCTGCTATACCTCCTTATCTTCATTAAGTCGTGCTTCCAATCCGTCTATTCGGTGGTGTGCCGACTTTACACTTTCCTCAACCTTAATAATCCTGTTATCGTGAGAATTAAGTTCTTTTCTCATTTCTGTAACTTCATTCTTTATCTCTGTTGTGTTGCTTGATATTGTGTCAAGCTTCATATTTATGCGTGTATTTTCCTTTACACGCTCCGTAAGTTCTGCATTGTCAGACTTTTTGTTGTTCTTAAGATTAAGTCCTAAGGTAAACAGTCCGAAAAAGACGGAAAAAGCAACTGAAATAATGCTTATAATTACTGCTATTGGCATTGATATACCGCCTTTCATAATTAATAATGGCACACTGCCCACCACCCTTAATGTGTGCCGCCTGCTACCGTATTGGTAACGCACAATCTTCTTTAACTTTCTGTAATGCCCTATAGGCTAGATTAAACTATATTAACAAAGGGAAATACCCCAACAAATAAGCTGTCTCTGTCTCTCCAAGTTCTGTTGACACCATTCTCATTGTAGCTTGCCATAAATGCTTCACCTGCTTGTGAATGGTCGTAGACAGCCAGATTAACAATAACACTCTCAAATTTCTTCAAGTCCTCGATTATCATTTCATCTGTGTAGCTGTCGGGGTAATTTCTTCTTGCCTTTACATCTTCTGCAGCCTGTTTAATAAGCTGTTCGATTATCGGATTATCTTCTTTGTTATCGAACACTACTACATCAGATGTTGTTTCATCATCATTTGTGACTGTATCAATATGAAATTGTTTAAGTCTGATTTTAACTTGCTCTAATGCGGTGTATTCCATAATTTCAGCTCCTATAACCCTAATTTCTCAATTAACAGTTCTTTAAGTTCTGCTCCTGTAAGCTCCATTGCGTTCTCAATACCTTGTTCTAAGGCAAGTGTCTGCAAGTCCGCTGTTGGCATACGCTTAATAGCTGTCTTTGTGTAATCGCTTGTAGGTTGAGCAGGGAACTTGTCCTGCTCTTCCTCATATTTAAGCTCATCTCCATAAACAGCTTCCTGTCTTACATTATCCGCTGTTACTTCTTCGCTCTGCTTTGCGGCGTTGATTTTATGTCGTCTTAATAACATATAAACACCTCTTACTTTCCGAACTTAGCAAGAACAACCTTTGAATCGTTGCTTAAGACTGCTGTATAGTGTTCATCGCCAGAGATAACAGTTGTCTTTGCAAGAATATCTCTGTCCGATTCAATCTCAACGCTTCTCTTCATATAGATTGTAAGTGCGTTCTCTTCCTCTGATACGCCATCTGCACCTGTGTCCTCGTTAGGGTCTTCTGCTGATACAATAACAATAGGACAAGCGTAGAACTCTGTTGTAACAGCCTTTAACTTGCTACCTACCTTGATTTCCTTGTCCTTTGGCTTAAGCGTATGTGCAAGTGCTGTGTCAAGGTGAACATTAGTTGCATCCTCGCTTGTTGTATCAGCTACAACATTGATTGTTCCTGTTGAATCATCAAGCTCATACTTAACTAACTTAACTTTCTTTGACTTAACAACCTGCGCTCCCGCAATAGAACCGATAGTTCCATTCATAATTACATTAAGTGGGTACTTGTCATTGCTCTTGAAATCATTGTCATTAAGTAATGTAGCTTCCTGCGCCGGATTAATGAACAATATCTTTGTAAGTGATGAATCTGATTCATCATCAAACTTGCTATTAGCCGCTACAACTGCTGAATAGCTGATAGGTGCTGCTGTTCCATCGTGATCAATAGGTGCTGTGCAAAGTGCGTCATAGCTGTCATTATCAACCTTTGCAGCGATTGACATAGCAATCTGATTGATAGCTGTACCAAGTGGGTCGCCATAACCAGATAACACTGATTCGTCTGTAAGTTCTACTGCCTTACCTGCTTTCTTAACCTTTGCTTCTGTTGTAGATGTTGTAAGTACTGTTGTACCCATAGCAACACCTTCTGCTACATCCTGTGCATCACCTATATAAGCGTATTTTGGGACAACAATAGTGCTTCCCGGTCTGCCTACAAGTGTTGTATCAACTCTTGCAATAGGCGAAAACTTAATTTTCTTTGGTAACTTAGCTGATACCATATCAGCCATTACCTGTGGGTCTACTAAATTTGCTAACTTAGTCTGTGGCATAGTTTGTTTACCTCCGTTTTCTACTCTGTGAACTTCTTATAAAGTTCTGGATTCTTATTTTTGAATTCCACTCTTTCGTGGTAATTCATCTTATTGAACTGTTCCTGTGTTATCGTGCTTTCTTCTCCACCGCCTGCATTAATAGCCGGTCTTGATTTAAGCCACTCTGCCTTAGCTTCTTTAACCTGTCTTTGCACTTCATTAGCAATTACAGTTGCTATAAGGCTATGGTCTGCATCTGTAACCGCCTCAATCAAAGAATCAATATCCTTTCCATCACCTATAACTTTCTGATAAGCATTGACAGCTTTCATATGATTAAGTTCTTTGCTCATGTTCTCGAACTTTTCGGCCTGCAACTTTTCAGCTTCCGCCTTTGCTTCCGCTTCCTGTTCTTCTGCTGTCTGCTTCGAGCGAAGTTCTTTCTTGTACTTAGCTGCTTCTGAACTGGCTTTATCAGAAGCATTCTTATACTTCTCTTTTTCAGCTCTTTCACTAGCAAGCTGTGCCATAAGTTCTTCTACGCTAGGTGTCTGTTCTTCATTCTGTGGCTCATTGTTAGTTGTTGGTTCTGTTGTTGTGTTAGTTACATCTGCCATAATTTCTTTACCTCTGCTTTCTGCGTTTTTTGTTGTTCTCTCAACTTCTTGCGATATTTGTATTGCCCTTTCTCTAGGGCATATAAAAAGCCACAAGGCATTTCTACCCTGTGGCTCAATATCAATTTATTTATCTGTTCTGCTCTTATCTATAACCGGACTATTTTCTGTCTGGTCTGATAAGTCTTGCATTGTGCGATCTTTATTAGGTGGCTGTTCTCCATCCCCACCCTCTGCTTGGTTCTGTGTATCTTTGTTAATTATGCTGTCTTGATATGCCTTAACCATTTCTCCGCTTCTCGCTACAACATCGTTAGGGTCATCAAAGAATGGAATTGCATCAACTGTATCTTTAAGACTAAATCCGTGGCTTATCAATGTCGCCATAGCGTTAACCTTAGTTGACATTTCATAAGTTTTTTGCCGCTTAATGTTAGGTTTTACATCTCTTGCCCTTAATTTAAGTAATGGGTTGCTGCTGTTAACATTGTTTGACAACTTAATAGCCGCAAGAACAACTTTTATCTCTTCCATTTTGCAGCCATCTGTAATTAATTGCTGTTTTGCCGCCGCTGTTTCAGCCTGTGACCAGCCTGTTGCATCTGACATTGCAACTCCTGTACTGCCGCCGCTATTATCATTTCGCTGTGGCACATTACATTTCTGCAAGATTGTCTGTCGCCTTGATTGGATATTGTTAAGCATACCTGTGTAATCGTAATTAATTGCAAGTGGCTCAACTATTGGAGTTTTGCCATCTGCTGATGTATAGGTCTGCATCCATTCTCCAGATTTTGGCTTTCTTACTTTTTCAGTGATATGTGGTGTTCCATCTTTATCAACTGTCGTTTCCTGTTCAACCGGGAAATCAACATCATTTGTGTGCCATACTGCTTGTGTATTCTGTTCAACATCATTTGTAAAATCTGAAATGAGTAGGTTTAAGTTATCCATTTCAGATATTTGCCGTTCAAAACAGCCCATTCTATCAAATGACCTTGTGTATTCAATGATAGGAATTTTATGCAGTGGATTTTCTTCTCCGCTTCTCTCTAAAAATCCCCATTTTGTTTTTCCTTTTTCTGGTCCGTTAGTAATTTTTATCCCATCCGTAACTTCATAACGAATATCTTTTGTAAAACAGGTGTAATATCTTGTACCGCTATGTTTGTCTTTAATATAAGTGCCTGCAAGAATAACCCTCTTGTCACTATAAGCTGTTGACCTTATGACAAATGTTGTTCTTGGGTCTAATACATCATATGTAAAATAGCTTTCTCCATCCTCATATTCTGTGTTTACATCAATGAGGACATATCCAACGCCACCAATTTCAACATATCTTGCAAGTTCCTGTTGCTTCTGCCTTGCATTCTGTGATTCGTAGCAACTGTTTAATTCTGCTATAGCTTTTGTAAGGTTAGAATCCTCATTGTCGCCATTTTGAACTAACGTTATAGGATTTCCCCACTTAAAACCTAAATTGAACTCCGTGACTTCATTAGCCACATTATCGCAACACTCACAGTCAATGTCTGGTCTGTAAGTCTTTGGATTCTTCCTAACTATCGGCTGTATTCCTGTGTCATAATCAAGAAGAAACTGTATTCTGTTGGAATTAATATCATGTTCCAAAATTGCTTCACGCAAAATCGGTATTATATTGTCAGGTGTTATTTCTTTTGCACCTGTATAAATAGCAATTCTTCCTGTCTGCATTATCTACACCTCTAATAAAATGTCATGCCGCTTGAACTTCTGCTTTGCGGTATTTCTTTAATCTGAAAATTATCATTATCATTAGGTACATACCATATCCACTTATGGCAATGTTTGCACGCCAACTTATGTGTTCGTGGGTCTTTACTATCTGCCTTAGTTAAAAACTTATGGCAGTTCGGACACATAATTGACTTGTCTTTGTTTGTATAAAAAATCATATTATTACCTCGTTACATAGTAAAAGCACCGCCATAATTAAATGACGATGCTTTTCGATAAGGATTATACATGTTTATGAAATTTGCTTTGCTCATTGTAATAATACATAATTTTTTCGTCACAATCGTAACATCTTTTAATTTTTTTCAATAAATCTTTGAAAAGCCATTTTTACGCTACTTTCTGTGTTGCCACCTATGATATGTGCTATCTGAATCCAAGTCTTATTTTCTAAAAATCTAAGATTGATTATTCTTCTCATTCTGCTATCTTCAACGCTTGCGATAAACTCTTCAACCTCATTGGTTTTTTCCAACAAATCATCTTCAAGCAACTGCAATGTGGCTTTTCTAGCATAAAGAAGTGTTTTCTTTCTGCTGTACTCTGGAAATGGTATGCCTTCAATCTTAAAATGCTGTTTGCCACCATTGCCACCGCTAACAGAATCTATAACCATTTCTCCAGCTTCAATTTTGCCTATATCTCTTTCAAGCCGTTCTATCTTTAGTCTTACTTCTTTTACTTCTTCCTGTAAATCCGAATATTGTGATAAAACTTCCTTTGTTACCATAAATTCCCTCCTGTTATATTGGACTTGACATAATTACTGTCTTTTTTACTCTATTTCCTCTTTTCATTCTTAATGCAAAATTTGAAAAAACATCCGGTACATCATCGTGCAAATTTTTACCAGATACTGAATATTTCAACAACCAACTCATCATCTCTGCGTAATCGCTCTTGGGTTCATATAGGCTTCTATCTTTAAACACAATATGTTGCAATACCCAACTAGAACATTGAAATATTCTTGCTTCTTTGTTTGTTTCAGTTGCAGTGTCTGATATATTGCATAACCAGCCTTTTTCTTCTACTCGTTTTCTGACTTCATTTGCAACTCTATCTCCGCCTTGATTAGCTTCAAAATCGCAATCTTGTATTTCGTTATCGACAATTAAATTTGCTGAATTTTCATATTGTTTTTCGTAATCTGCCGAATTGTTGCATATAGTATCAGTGCAGTAATACGTTCCCTCATATCCTTCAAATTCAACCAGGCAAGGGAACACATAAAAATCAGTACCAGAGGATTTCGTGTCACATTGTCCAGTAATTCTTTTAATTCGTGTTTTAGGAAGTTCTTTATATCTCATTATTTTGTTTTCTGGATAAAGCAATCCCTCACGTTCTATTGGATCTTGCTTATAAAGACATCTATAAGATATATCATCCATTGTCAGCGCTTGATCATTAAAAAATTCCACCGACATTCCATTATATTCATAGTCAAAATTACTTTTCCCTGTTTTAGGGTCAATATCTGGAATCGAAATAATTTTTAACTTTGGGTCGTTTCCATAAAGCTCAATAATATGTCCAATAATGTCTTTTGTGCTCCATCTGGTCATTATAATTATTTCTTTTACTTGTTCGTTTAGCTTTCTTTGCTTTAAATCGACTCCATAAATTCTCCATATTTTTTCAAGAATTATTGGATTAAGTGCTTCTTCAATAGAACCTATAAGGTCATCACAATATAAATAACGGTTAGTTCTAACCTTACCAGCATTCTTAGCTCCTATTGATGAGCATTGAATACTTGAAAATGCTTTGTATTTACCGAAATTAGCTTCTTGTGCCTGTGCATTTGTGCTTTGTAATGGTAAATTAGGGAAAATAACATTCCATTTATATTCTTTATCATCTGTTGTTATGTCAAGCACTCCTTTATAAAACTTTCCTGTAATTTCGTTGCTGTGAGAAAAGAAAAGGCTGTAATCTTTAGGGTGCTTGCCAATTATCCAAGAGCAAAAAAATTTTTCTAGTGTAGTTTTTTGCGTTCCTGGTGGCATAGAAATACATAATCTATTATATTTGTCGTCTTCCAAATCTTGCATAGCTTGAATAAGCCCGTATTTATTAAGCTGTTTCATTTTTGGCTGATAAAATCTTTCACTCTCTTCTCTGTCTTTTTCAAGATAAAGCAAATAGCTGTGGAATAAGTGCGGAGCTTCAAGCAATAAGGTATCAAAATATCTATTAACTAAATCATTGTCTATATTGTTGTTAAATGTATATTTTTCAAGTTCAAAAATATCTATGCCTATATCACGCATACAAGCCTTTTCTATGAGTTCTTTTGTCCTAGTCGTACATTTTAACATTGTGTCAATTTCACCCTCATTCTTGGCAAGCTGGCACACGTTGTAGTAGGTTTCTATAATATTTTCATCTATTCCGTTTTGGGATATGTATTTTTCGCAATCATCTATCAGTTGATTTAATTCAGAATTCAAGAAAAGCACCTCCACTTTTCAGCAAAGGTGCTTATAGACCTCTGCCTATAACTGTTTTAGGGTAGCGGCTACAATCAATTTGTAGTCGGTAATATATTTATTCATCACTAAAAACCATTACTTCATTTTTGACTATATGAACCGTCATCCTGTCCACATCAAGCACTATGTTCATACTTACAACATTTGACAAATCAAGTCTTTCTCCATCAATGTAAATCTTCACTGGCGATTCCGTCCTGTCAATTTCTAATTTTTTGATTGCTTTCATATTTGCCACCTCGTTTCTGATATTTGCATTTATCACGACCGCACATAAATTTGCGTGCTCCGTTATTAGCTTCTTCCCATGTGGAATATTCAACCGCAAAACTGCATTCCATAGGCTCTAGTTCGCAACCAGGGTTTGTATCGCATGTATTGAATTTTTCTATTGGTTGGCATTTCTTTTTATGAATAATCTCTCTAAATATATCAAGCACTCCTGTTTCTTCAAGCAAAAACACTGTTCCTGCAATGCATATAGATATCATAAGTGCCGCAGCTACTATAATCACAATTAAAAACATAACCGTAAAAGCATTACTCATTCCTCATAAACCTCTCAAAATCTCTCCTGCACTTAGGGCATAATTCATATGTTCTTTCTAAAAATTCATATCTGCGAACATTCTTGATTTCAAGACACATATCATTATCTTCAAAAGTAGGAATTATATCTCCGCAACATCCGACTTGCTTAAATCTAACTTCTTTCCAGCTCTTAGGTATTATTTCTTTTCCGCACCTATCACAAGTGTGCCATTCTTTTTGATGTTTCATTCTTCTACCGCCTTAATATCCGCCATTAAATTCCGAAAGCCATTCTTTCAGCTCTACATGTGCCTTAGCAAAGCAAAGTTCCATGTCACCATCATTTTCATCGACAATTACTACATCTTCGCCATTACACCTAGCTTTAGGGTAATCATCAGCACAGCCTTTTTTATAAATCAAAATATTCCAATCACATATTTTGCTATAAGTAATTTCAAGATGCATCGGAAAGTCTTTTGCTTTATCGTCAAAAAATTTTAAAAATTCATTCATTCTTCCACCAACTTTCTGCCGCAGATAGGGCAATAAGCTATTTTCATTACCATTTCAACATTCATATCTTTACTGCTACACACTGCAAAGGACGGACATTTATTCAAGTTGCATGTAATTACAGGTTTATTTGACAACTTATCAATCTTAAACTTGCCATAATGTGTTATGACAGGAAATTTTTCCTCGCAAAATTTACACATATTACACCTCAACCTCATATTTCTTAAAATAGTTTCCAATATCTTTAGGTATCTCAACACCTAGTTCTTTTGCCCTTTTAATACATTTGTCTTGTGAATAAATAATATGTGTTTTTGTATCTCTACAAGTTGTACAGTCTATCCCGGAACTATATTTTGCACATTTTTCTCTATATTCACATATATCGCACTCTGTATCTTTTTCTCTATATTTTCTTGGCTTGTATTTCTTAAAATCCTTGCACTCGCAGTCAAGTGATGTGTCATTCCCTTTTTGGCAATTATAAACCGGATATTCTTCTCCCGTTTCTTCATCAAAAATAAAATCCTCATCACAATATTTGCAAATTGAACAATCTTTCATATTACACCTCAAATCTTCGTAAATATATCCAAATCATAGTTATCTCTGATATGGTCAACAACTTCCTGTAATTTGCTTTTCACAAATTCATCATTGGCAATATCTGGGTGTGCGTAAAACATACAACTGTCTTTCTTGCCGTCTGCTTTATATTTACGATAGTTAAATGTCATCATAAACAATGGTATTCTTGTTAAATTCTTTGTCTTGCGTCTTATCCAGCGATTAACAATTCTCTCAATCATCATTCTTCCCCCATAAATTATCTGGTAATTCTTCGCCGCCATAAATCTTGTTAGCGTATTTCTTAAATGTCGGTACGCTACAACCTGCTACTTTTGCCGCTTTTACCTGTGAAACCTGCCCTGATATGTACAGGTTAATTGCTTCATAGAATTTATCTTTATTTAGTGGGTGTACGCCTGCTGCCATAATAATCACTCCTTACTTTGATTTTCAACTTGATGATTATATTTTCTTACATCACTACGCATTTTAGATGGCATATTCTTATAACCTGTATTTTGAAGTTCTGTTTTGAAAGCGTTAAAATCATCATCATTTTTAATAAATATACTAACATATTTATCAATCTGCGGCCTTGTCATAAGCACACCATTTTCAGTAAATACCTTTTTGATGTAGTTTGTATAATAACAATATCCTTTGACTTTTTCGTGGTATAATCCCCAAAAATAATCAGCATTTTCTTTTGTTTCAAACTTTGCCCTAATCTCATTGTTAGAAATGTGATTGTAACAATGTCTGCACAATGTAATTAAATTGCTCTCTCTATCATCACCACACATTGAAGCTGTTCTTATATGTGACATTACCAACGCCCTGTATTCTCTGCTACTCTTTCCGCAATATCTGCAAGTATAATTATCTCTTTCAAAAATCTTAGCCTGTAAATCTTTATATGAACTCATAATGAATACCTCCTACCATTCTTTACTTTCGCACCAACTGCTCTTACAAGCGTGGTTCATAATGTTGGTTAAAACATTCTCCGAAGAAAAATGAACTAAGCTGTAATCACATTGTGTTGAAAACTTTGTATTGAAATATTCATCAACTAACATCTTGTAGTCTGTATTATCGTCCATATCACTTATAACTGCATAATAGGTATCTGTATATCCATCACGCTCTATGTCAGTTTCTTTTGTTAAATTATCTACTACTCTTGATAAAACCTTATCTGTTAATGGGTAGTGATATTCTCCGGTACATTCTCCGTGTTTATCTAAAAAGTATTTAAAGAATGCTTCTGTATTTTCTTTGAGCGTTTTATCGTTAGTCCAATCATAAGCTATATTGCCAGCTCTACTTATCATTCTTTCTTCGGCAACTTCCCAATCACTTTGAGAGTATTCGCTTATCGGCTTAAACTCTTTCGCTTTTTTATCTTTGGGTAAAAAAGAATTGCATTGTTCTCTGTTAAGAGAATTACACTCTGTATTTAATGTTCCGTAATTAGTGTTAGGGTAATCATTGTTAGTAATCCCTGTTAAAAGAGTTACATCTTGTGACACTCCCGAATTACACTTTGTGTTATTCCCTTGGGAATTACATTTTGTGTCATTCCCGTCTGCTTGTTTATGTAACTCCTGTCCTGCATCTTCTGCTATAACCTCTTGCCTGATACTATTTTCCCATTTTTTAACTTCTGCGTTGATAACATCATAATTAGGTCGTATATGTATAGTCGGCATTGAATTGAATTTGTATTTTGCTGTAATTACAAATTTCTTTTTCACCAACGATTTAATTGCTTTATCATACTGCCTTTCAGTAATCCTTATCTCTTCCCACCAGTCTTTTCTTTGTTTCGCAATCCAATATTCGCCGTCTTTGTATATCTTGACTTTGCTTTTGTTATCTTTAGTTGGTGCAAACCAATATAAAATTCTTGATAATAGCGCACCCTCTATCAAATCGCCTGTTATGTCAATGTATTTATGGAATGTGTGGTTACACCTTGCTGATGATAGAAAATTAACTTTTGTTTGGATTTCATTTTCTGATAGCATATTTATTACCTGCCTTTCTGATAACTGCCTTATTAACAAAACAACAAACAGGCACTAAGGCTTGTGCTTTTCGGTAGCTAACCTAGTTTGTTGTAATTGCTATGTAAGGAATCGAACCTTACGGCACCACTTATAGCAACTTACTTACACCTCTTAACCTAGGATAAGTCCGCAAACAACATTACGCACGCAGACCCAAGAAGTGCTTTCAAAACGCCGATATCGTGAATCGAACACGAACAACATTTCTGTTGGATAGCTTAGCAAGCTACTGGAATACCTTTATCCCATATCGGCAAAGTGGAGAAGATAGGAATTGAACCTACAATGTTTACCGCAAGGGAACAGATTTACAGTCTGCCGCAACACCGCCAATCGTTGCCGCTTCTCCATATCGTTTTAAAAGACTAGCATTGTGAAAATGTTTCGATTAAGGTGGATAGTTGATACTGAAAAACAATGCTAGTCTTAATAGCAGTATAGGCTATGACACCTATAACAGGTCGTGGCAAAGCTTGGATGTCATTCTACCCGTGCAGTTGGGCTCAAAGAAAGTAGCTTCGCTCGCTGTCTATCCATACAGATAACTGCTGCGCTATAGGTATAACTTAATTTTATTTGCGTATTTATAATACGCAAAACCTCACGGACTATCTGACAGTCCTTAACAGCTCTCGCTATGAGGTGAAAGGAGAACTTAATGTCATGGTAATTCCACCAAACCAGTAAGTTCAAAGGTGCAAGTAACGATTAAGTACTTGCGAACTACCCCTATCAGAATCGAACTGATGATGTAAGAATCAAAATCTTATGCCTTGGCCGCTTGGCTAAGGGGCAATTAAGCTACTCTTTATCTTCAAAGAGTGCTGCAATATCATTTGTGCTATAAATCTGTTCTACAAAGTTATCTGTGCCGTTAGGATGTGTGTCTGGATTACCATTGCAATTTTTGCAAGGCGTTTCAAACCACATTTTAAATTTATATAAGCAATTGCAGCAATCTTCCTCCGGCTTAAGCATTAGACATCACCTGCCTGCCTATGATTAGCTCTGTAAGAATCAAAGCCATCTGGATAACGTGCTATAAGCTTATCTATGTTTGTCTGCATTACATCATCAAGACTGAATCCACAAGATTCACAAATCATAGCAACGTACCACATTACATCGCCGCACTCTTTCTTAAGATATTCTAAGTCTATGCCTTTTTCGTGGAATATGCCCTTTTTAACAAGGTCTGATACTTCGCCAGCTTCACCAGTTAAACCTAAGACACCATTAAGAAGTCCTGCTATGTCATTTATGTTGCTACACTTAGCATTGCTTTCTGTTAGAGGACTAAGTGGAAACTTACCAGTTAATTCAGTACTTAATCTATGATGAGCCATTTTATCGTTAGTACGCATAGCCAATTTTTGGTATTCATTGCCCTGCATTTATAACTCCTAACTCTTTTTTATTTTTTAAAATTTTTTTGGAATTTATTCAGCCGACTAGCTGATTCTCTGATGTGCTTATTGAATATCTTGTGATTAATTAATATGTGTCTATTATACACCTAATTAGCTTAAATGTATAGATGTTAATTGGATTATTTTTAATTAAATATATAAGTGATTTATTAGTATTAATTATATGATTAATGG